ATCATGCCCGCCACCGAGACCCCCGCCACCCTCCGCGCTCGCGCCGAGCAGCTGCTCGAGCACTACCCCGGCGAGCACGCGGCACTAGACGCCGCGTGCGACTTCGGGACGCCCAGCTCCAGCCGCCACGACATCCGCCGCCGGCTGCTCGCCGAGGCTGCCCGGCTGAGCGCCTAGCCCACCGGGGCCCCTTCGCCCGCTTCCCTCACCGAGACCCGCCACCATGACGACCGAGCCCAAACCACTCACCGATGCGCAAAAGCACGTGCTTTCCGCGATCTGCGTCGCCTCGACACCGGTGCTTTCCGGGTTCCGAACGATGGTCGATGGTCGCATCGTCCGACGCGACACCATGCGCGCGCTTTTCCGCAGCGGAATGGTGGTCGTCAAGAACTGCCGCTTTACCCCAACGCCCGCGGGTCGAATCGTGGGCGAGCGCAAGTCTGCCGCCTGACCGACCCAACCCTGCTCATCAACGTTCTACGCGAGGACACTGTCGCCGGGCCCGTACCACGGCAAATAGCCCCGACCCCCGACCCCCGACGGCTCACGCCCGAGGGGGTGGGCCAGTGGAGAACCAACAATGCACACAGCTCTGGACGGAAGAAAACCTCATGTTGCCTTGACGAATGCCGTGATCTGCGCCCGCTACGGCGGGCCACTGCGGCTCATGCGACTCGGCATCGTGCCCGAATGGGCGGCCGACTGGACCGCCGCCCTTGAAGATCCTGACGGATACGCCCGCCGGATTATCACGTCGTGTCCAGTTGTCGCGGAGCATGCGACACCGGAAGAGATCGATGAGGCGGTGCAGCATGGTCGCATGGGCGCGCGTGGGATCTGGCGCTCCCCCAGCGAGGCGGCTGAGTCGGCGCAGTACGATCTGCGCGAGGCCATACGCGCGCGGCTCGACGGCGTGCCGTGGCCCGGGCCGCGGTTCCTCTCCTTCGTGACGAAGGAAGGGGCGAACCTGTACTAGACGGGCTGGTACGGATCGCCGCCGACCCGGGCCATGCCCCAACCCCGCACGGCCCGGCGCACGTCGAGGAACGCCCGGCCGTAGGGGCTGCGCAGTAGATCCGCGTCGCTCCCCGGTACGGCCTCGCTGGACGCCACGGCCCCGAAGGAGCGCGCCGCCGGCCCGTCTGACTCGCTCGCCAGCGGGCCCAGGGCCTCGCCGGTGTCCAGCCCATCGCCAGCCAAGCCAAGTCCCGGCATGCTCCAGAGCCAGTGCGCCGCCCGGTAGGCATGAGCTTCGCTCGTGAGGGCCCGGAAGCGCTGCACGGCCACGAGCGGCGCCGTCTGGGTGAGGGCCGTCTGGATCTGGCCCTCCGTGGCCTCCGTGAGTCCGGGGAGGGCCAGGACGTCAGCGACCGTAGCAGCTCGTGCGGGCATGCTGGGAGGCTATCTTCGGCCTCGTGTCGATTTTCGGTTGACCGGCGCCCGCGGTCGTACTATATATCTATTCGTGAGCACCGCCACCAAGCCCGCCGCTTCCGCCCCCCTCTGGACCGTGACCGTTCGCTATGACGGCCGGCCGCTGACCCACACCGTGCAGGCCGCCTCGCCAGTACGCGCCATCGTGGCCCTGGCCGCCATCCTGGCCATGCCGGTGGAGTCCTTCACCGAAGCCCACGCAGTGCGGGCCTGAGCCGCCGACCACCCACCCTGGAGACCACACACCATGAAGACCACCGAAGATCGCATCCTCGCCCTTGTCACCCCGTCGACCCGTCACCGCGGCCCCGAGAGTTTGCTGCGGATCCGCGTGACTGGGCTTTTCTACCGACTCGCTCGCCCGCTCCGTGGGTGGCTCTGCCGTCGCGCGGTCTCGCGCGCCTACGAGGCGCACCCGCCCATGGCGGAACTGCGCCCGCGGTCCCGCTGACACCCGGGGGCTCCTCGGTGGCCCGAGCGCTTCGACGGTTTTGGTATTTGCGTCACGCGCCGGATGGCCGGGTTCGATTCCTGGCAGCTCCACTACCTGCCTACCCCTGACCCCGTTGGCCATCGCCGCGGGGTTCGGGCGTGCAAGGAACCCGACTCCATGAGCGAACACGATCCGATCCGCGAGTGGCACGCCCAGCAAGAGCGCGCCGAATACGTCCTGAGAGTGGCCCTGCGACTGCGCGGCGGCGAGATCCTCCACCGCGAGGCCGCGGCTGCCCTGCGGGTGGCTGGTGTCCCAGAGAAGACGGTGGCCAAGGCCCTGGGCGACGAGCCGCAGGCTCCGGTGCCTCCGCCGCCCAGCGAGCGCGAGCCGATGCCGGGCGAGCGGGTGCGCTGGGCTGAGAACGACGCGGTGTGCGAGGTCCTGCGGGTGGAGGACCACGACCAATACGGCCGCGTAGTCTGGGGACTCTGGGACGGCGAGGACGGGGCCGAGTCCTACGTGCCCGCTCGCGAGGTGGAGATCATCGGCTCCTAGCCCGCACACCCACCCGGGCCCAACGCCTCCGCCGGTCCGCCGTCGGGGGCTTTGGGCGTAGGAGCACACAAGATCATGGCAAAAGCCACCGGACTGAACGAAAACGAGAATCGCCCTTGGACGCCGGAGTCGGATCACCAGCTGCGGACGCTCTTGATGATGGGCACGCCGACCGCCCTTGTGGCCCAGGTCTTCAAGCGGAGCCGTCGGGGCATCATGGCTCGCCTGCAACGAGAGCACCGCGAGTGGTGGCTTGCGTCCGGTCATCGCGAGGCCGTGCTGCCGGCCGCGGAGATCGACGCCGAATCGCCGCGCCACCTGACCCGGCTGGCCACCGTGGAGAAAAAGATCGACAACCTGACCGCGATGATGCACCGGTTGTTGACGGAGTTGACGGGAAAGGCGACCCCATGAGCCCGCTCGACCAAGCCCGGGCCCTCCGTTGGGCCGCCCGTAAGCCCCTGGGCCACGGCATGGCCCCGCCCGATGTCCTGCGGTGCCTCTCGCTGGGCCTTGTGACCCCGGCCCACGTGGTGGACCAGGGGCGCATCGTGGGCTGGTGGTGGGACTTGACGCCCCAGGGCTGCGCTCGCCTGCGCACGATCCGTCGGACCTGCCCGCTCGCCCGCGCCCGTCTGCCCAAGCGCGGGCGCCACCGGCTGGCCTAGGCGCGGGGCCGGGGTCGCCGGTGTCCGCGACGAGCTGCCCGGCGCTTTTGATCGTGCTGGGCGACCCTGACCTTCAGGTCGTCCAGTCGGCCCGCGATCGCGTCCATCACGGCGTCGCGGCCCTGCCCCTCGCGCTCCAGATCCTGGAGCCGCAGCAAGACCTCGACGCCGAACGTCTTGCGGATCCGCTCGGCGATCGCCGGCGCCTTGCAGCGCCCCCATTCGTCGGCCAGCGTACCGCGGTGGCCGGCCATCGGGATGATCCGGCCAGCCTCCAGGCCCTGCCGGTAGCTGGGGCTAGAGCTCACCTGGGCCCAGTGCTGGCCCGGGCAAAAGCTCATCCCGGGCTCCAGCCGCACGCGGATCGCCTGCGGGATCTGAGCTCGCCGATCGGCCTCGCCCTTGGGCTTGTCGTACCATTGGCAGGTGATCGCCCCTTCCCTGTCGATGTAGACCAGCACATCGCTCTGCGCCTTGGACTCGGCCTTCGCTTCGCCCCGGGCCGGCTTGGTCTCGGGTGCTTGCTCGTCCGCCACCGCTTGATCTTCTCGCTTCGCCGCCATCGTGTCCTATCCGGGCCGTCGGGCCCTATTCTGCCCATGAAGCGTATCGCACAACGAAAAGCGGCGACCCATTGCTGGATCGCCGCACCGTTGGACCCGCGGAGCGAGGGCTAGATGCCGACCACGATCGCGACCGTGATCGGGTAGGGGAGCTTGATGCCGCCCATGTACGACATCGTTGGGGTGTTCAGCCAGTGGCCGCTTTCCTGCACGGCCAACACCCGGTAGTAGTCCGGTACGACGAGGCTGACGAAGCGCGGATCGTCGTTGAACGCGAGCATGCCGGCATCGCCGTCGAGCCCATCGAACATGTCCGTATAGTCGGCCGCGTTGGCCGCCAAGAGATCCTCGCAGGCCCGGAAGCGGATCGTCTTGCCGTCATCACGCAAGGCTTTCTCCAAGTATTCCATGACCGTGGTGGTGCCCGAGTCGGTCGAGGCGCCGTCGGTGATCCGGGTCTGCCGGAGCACTCGGAGGCGCCGGGCCGGCATAGCGATCACGGTCGGCGCATACAGCTCTTGGCTGGCCTCCTGGATCCCATTCACGATGCTGAGCACATCGGCGATGATCTCGCCCGGCGTCTTGTCGGCCCAGGCCGTGCTGTTGCCCGCGCCCTCGGCCGCGACCGAGTTCCCGATCTGCTCATTGTTGAGCAAGCCCGGCAGGCCGATGTCGGGGCGCCCCCATGCCGCCGTGGCATTGAGCAGCTCGGCGTGCGCTCGCTTGTCCGCGAGGGCCAGCTGAGCGTCCAGGTTCTGGCCGGCGAAGGCCGCGGCCTGGAGCTGGTCGATCCGAACCTTGATCTCGGACCCGAACGGCTCGACTTTGCCGACCTGCTCGGCCCCCATCACGGTCGGGCTGGGCAGCCCGTCGGACCCCATGGCGGCGAAGAATTCTGCCGATCCCGCGCCTTCCGAGTAGTACCAGGTGAACGTGCGGGCGCCAACCGGAACCTGGCTGTCCCACGGGACCAGCGGGTCGCTCTGGTCGGCGAATACCAGGTGGGCGAACTCCACCTCGATCGCCTGCTCGTAGACGTATTCGAGCTGGCGGGCCGCGTACGGCAGATTGACCGCGTCGCCACGGATGGCCTTCTCGGCCCAGCTGCGCACGGTGGCGCTCGCTTCGATCAGCTGATCGAAGCGCTTTCGGGTACGCTTCCGTTCGCCCGGGTCTGCCGTAATGGAGTCGATGCGGCGGCGGATCGGATCGAGTGCGCGGATGAGGGCGGCGGTCTGCATGGTCGTGATCCTCAGTGGGTCAGCGTTGGAAGTGGAGTCGCACTAGCGGGCGATACGGATCGTACCGACGGCACCAGCGGCGGCGCCGCGGACCCACCGGCACCGCGGGGCCAGCATCGTGTAGGCCGCGGCCGTGGTCGTGTGGGTGATCGATGCGTAGTCGCCGGCCTCGGCAGAGTCGTACACGGTGAAGGGGCGGCCCTCCTGGTCACCGGTCAGGATCAGCGTGGTCGTGCCCGACGTGGTGAGCAGGCTCGGAAGCTCCGACACGGTGGCGATCGATGCGGCCAGTAGCGTGACGATCTCGGTCGCGGTCGCGGAGCCGTCGGCCGTCACAGGCGGCACCACGAACGTCATGGCCGGCTGGTCCTCCCATGCCGGAAAGTGGATGCTCAGCCCGTACACGGCGTCGTTGACCGCAGTGGGCGTGATGGTCCAGACGTCGGCCGTACCGTCGCGGTCGGGCCGTACCTCGCCCAGCAGATCGCCGCCCGTGGTCGCGATCACGACGTGCACGGGATCGCCGATCGCGGCCGCCGTCGCGCTCGTGTTGCGCACGTGGACGTCCCCCTCTTCGCGCACGCCCACCATGCTGCCGATCGGGTACGAGTCCACGGCGTCGACGCTCGTGTCGTACAGGCGCACCTGGGTGATATCGCGGAGCGCGACACCGGCCAAGATGTCGCTTGTGCTGGTCGGCAGCCGCGCGCGGCGGATACCCGCACCGAAGGGCGCGGCCATGCGGACGAAGCGAGCCATGGGCAGCACGCTCCCGCCCGCGCTTTGGCTCGTCGCCGCGGTGGCGAGCAGGACGGTCTCGGCCGCCGCCGGAGCACACACGCCCGCGACGGTCCAGGCTCCGCGGTTGGGGGCCAGCCAGGTGATCGTGATGACGGCCGAGGCCGCGCTCGCGCTCACGACGTTGATCAGGTCGCCGTTGGCCTCGATCGCGGCGGCCAACTGGGTCGCCATGTGGGCCAAGCCCGCCCCGTCGGTGCCGGCCGTATTGTCGGCCGCCGTGACCGTGTAGGTCGTGGCATAGGCCACGCCGTCCGGGTCCGTCAGCGTGATGGTCCAGACCTGGTCGGCCACGATCTCATCGCTGACGTCGGACTGGGCCGCGAGCGTCAGGGTGGAGATCTGGGCCAGAAACGGATTCTCGTACGGCCTATCGAAGCCGGGCCCGCTGGGCTCGCCGGCCACTCGGGCGTCTTGGGTGCGCTGTACTGAGGAAATGCCTCGGCCGGTGCGGATCGTGGTCATGGTGATCTCGTGGATTCGTGGGGGGTTGGCGATCGGGCGACTAGGCCGCGTTCTTGGGCTTGGCTCGGGTGGCCGTGTCGCGCTTGCGGGCCCGCAGATCGTCCAGGCTCTCGCCCGGCTCCTCCGCGTCCTGCCGCAAGCTGGCCGCAACGTCGAACATCGCGGCCCCGAGCGCGCCGCTCGTGTCCTCCGCGTCGCGCCGCCGATCAAGCGCGTCTTCCATGAGCTGAGCGAGGCGCCCTCCCGCGGCCTGGTCGCCCTTGCGGGCGCGCTCGGCCAGGGCCTTGGCCTGCTCGAGCTTGGGCGAGCCGTCGACCTTGATGACCTCCACGGCGATCCCGTGCAGGTCGTGGGCCGCGTAGTCGAACCGGTGGCCCAGCACCGGGAGGGCCAGGCGCTCGACGGCCTGCCGCTCGCGGGCCGACGCGGTGACGCTGTCACGCACCTGGGCCTGAACGGTCGGCAACGCGGCCTTGATCTCGGCCTGCACGAGCTTGCGGATCGCGTCGGCCCTCATGGCCGCGGGCTCCTCTTCGTCGGCGTCAGCCACCATGGCGGGCGGCTCGGCCATCGGGTCAGCGTCGGGCGTGATCTGGGGCTCGGGCGCGCTCGGGCCTCCGCTGCCGCCCATGCCGATCGCGGCCAGCATGGTGTTGACCATCTCCTCGGGAAGCATCATCTCGGGCTTGCCCTCGATCGCGACCCCCAGCACGCCGTCGGCATCCTTGCGATCCACGGCATGCTTGGCCGCCGCATCGACGATCCACGTCGGTAGCTCGCCCGTGGTGGTCTTGCCGTCGCGCTTGATCGTGATCTTGGTCTTCATGGATCGGCCCTTGCTGTCGAGGTGGAGCCTAGCGATCGGTCCCGCGCGCGCGGCATCGACGATCGCCAGGTGGTTGTAGCGAATCGAGGTCTGGATCAGGTCGTACCGGTCGCCGTTCGCGGCCAGTCCGGGCTCGGGCCCGATCAAGGCCACCAGCGCGGCCCACTGGGGATCGGCCGGGTCGGCCAGCGTGGCCGTGTAGCCGCAGCTCAGCTCGACCTTGCCGCCCGACACGGCGGCCAAGACGTCCTCGCTCGCAAGCCGCAGCCATACCCAGACCAGGCCGTCGGCCTCGTGCGGCTCCACGCTCAGCACCCAGCCGTGGGTGAGCTCGCGGGCGTTGGCCGTCGTGACCTCGCCCAGGCCAGCGTCGTGATCGGGGCCTTGGCCCGGGTGCTCGATCGTCACCGGCGAGCCGTTCAACGTCGCAAGGCTTGCGGGGTCGAAGACCTCCGACGGCGGCCGGAGCTCGCGGGTCACGACCGGGCGGCCGTCGGGGCCCTGCTCGTCGTACACCTGCACGCCGGTCCGACAGGCCACGCCCGGCACATCCACCATGCCGTTGGGGTGGACGATCTTGCGGCTCGCGTCGGCGCGCCAAGCCATCCGATCGCACCGCTGCACCGGGCCCGGTCCGCGGTCGTGGCGAGCCACGGCCTGGGCCAGTGCGGCAGAGGTGATCGGGCGGCCGTAGGGCACGACCGGAGCGTAGTGAGCGTAGTGAGCGGTTGTCTGCGGCGGTCTAGCGTGCTACCTATGCAGCATGAGCACAAAAGAGAAGTTTTCCGCGCTGGCCGGCAGGATCACGGAGCTTCGCGAGCAGGTGCGCGACTTGGCGGTCCGTCTGCGCGCCGCTAGCGAGACCGCGGCGAGAGCGGAGCAGCGGGCCCTCATGGCGGAGGCGGACGCGGCCACGATGCGGCGGGAGCGGGACGACGCGGCCTTGCGGGCGGCCGAGCGTGCGATGGTCGAATGGGCCCGCGTAGCCCGGTGGCATGAATCCGGGTGCCCCGTCCCGCATGCGTGGACCATGGAGCAGGCCAGCACGGTACGTCTCGTGCACGACTACATCGCCTCCGGCCTACCAGGATGGGAGGAGGGGTAGATGGTCCGTCAACTCTTCACCGATCTTGGCCTGCTCGTCCTCGCGCTGTTGCTCACCCTGGCCATCATGGCCGGCTTGACCTGGGCGGTGCTGCCATGACGTTGTCCAAGCCAATCCGTTCCGCCCTGGCCACCGGCCGCGCCCGCTCGCTCAGCACCGCGAAGGCCTTGCTGGCTCGCGGATGGATCGTTGCCCTGCCGGCGCAGACCAGCGCAGGCCGCAAGCGCGAGACCGGCGAGGAGTGGGCCGCCGTGGAGTGGACGCCCGCCGGTGAGGCCGAGCGCGCCCGCGTCCGCCCCTTGCCGCCCACGCCGGACCACGTGGTCGCCTTGCTGCGGGGTGATCCGTGAGGCGCCCGGGCTTCAACCGCGACCGCGAGGATCTGGGCGACTCGCGGCGGCTTCGTGCCGGCATGACCCCGCTGGAGCGTCAACGCGCGGAGCGTGAGTGGGACGCGTCGCTGGAGCGCTGAAAGACAAGGGGCCACCCGGGTCTCCCCGGACAGCCCCTTGATGAGCACACGAGCACGGACCATTCCGACCCGCCTGGGTGATGCCACGCTAGCACGGCTCGCCCGAGACGGCTAGAGCGGCGTCGCCGTGATGCCCGGGATCCACCACAGGATGCGCGCCCCCGGGATATTGGTCGGGCGCGCGTCGTCTGGATCGGCCACAAAAGGCGACTGAAAAGCCGTCGTCGGATCTGTGTCGTTATAAACCGCCGAGTCGGCGGGGAAGACCTCGTATTCCGAGCCGAACGGCATGCCTCCATTCACGGCGGGGAGCCAGTCCGCGGGCGTGTCCGCCGGGCTTGCGGCCACCTGGTCGGGCGTCTGAGCAAAAGCGATGTTGGTACCCGCCGTGGCGTCGTCGCACTTCGCGATCCACGTGGTCGCGGCGTTGGCCGCCCACGCGACGGGAGCATGAGTCCGATCTTCCCACGCGGTCGTGCTGCTCCCGACGAGCTGCCCACCGTCCACCAGGAGCGTCGCGCCGTCGGGATCTACAGGCTCCACCGCGCTGCCACCGATCATCACCCCGAGGCGCGGCTGAGTCCCGCGCGTGGCTCCGACGGCCCAGCCCTCGCCGCCGATGATCATGCCGAGGAACGCGGGCGAGGGGGCCACCATGAGCAGGTGGGAGTCGAGGTCGGTCGTGCTCGCGAGTGCTCCGACGGCCACGTGGGTACCGAAGATCGCGGGGTCGGCCTCCGAGTGGTGGGAGCCGTCGTGCACCGTTCGAGCGATCACCAGTCGGACGCCGCACACGAAGGGGTTTTGCGGGCCGGTGTCACCCGGCCACGTCGCGGGCCAGGCCACCGTGGCGTCCGGGTCGATGTCCTGGGTTCCGGAGTCCTGCTCCAGGCTCTGGGCCGTCCAGTCGCCGATCAACGGGTCGCCCGTGAGTCGGCCGCCAACGTCCGTGAGGCCCAGCCCCGACTTGAGGCTGCACCACATGTCCTGGTCCGCGGTGACCACCTGGCCGGGCGGCATCGGGATCCGAGCCCACGAGCGCGAGACGATCTGCGACGCTGGCACCTGGCCCAGATCGACCAGCAGCGTCTCACCTACCGGCGTGTCAGTGCCGCCAACGGCGGTCCAGAGGGCCACGCGCCAGCGGTCGGCCGCGTTGGCCGTCGTGCCGATGAACACGTCCACGGCGATGATCGGTCGTGCGATTCCGGGATTCGGCAAGTGCTGGGCCAGCACGGTCGTTATCGGGCCTTCGGTCGGCGGGTCCGCGACGGTGATCGAGCGCATGCCGACCATTGACCCCGCGGCGCCAGCATCCCAACCCGGGCCAACCGTCACGGCGGCGGGGCCAGTGATGGTGAGATCGCCAACCGACTGAGTCGCGCTCCAGCCCGTGATTCCGGCCACGACCGCGGCCGTCTCGGTGGCGACCTGCTCCGCCGTGCGGTTGCCGGCGGCAAGGGTGACCTCGTGCCCCGTAAGGCCCGCGAGCGCGGCCACCCAAGCGCCGGGGTCGGTGCTGCCCTCATGTGCCCACCAGAGGTAAGCAGTGGCCCCCAGGGGCGCGTAGGCACCCCAGTAGGTGGAGAGCGCCCGACCCGAGCGCGCGGCCCAGTAGGAGGGCACGTCGGTCCCCGCGGCGAGCGTGGACGCAGGCGCGAGCGCCAAAAGGGTGCGGACACCTGACGCGGCCACGCCCTCGCCGGCGGCCGTGATGCTGGCCGCCGCGGCCCCACTGGCCCGAGCTCGGGCCGCGCTCCACCCTGCCGCGCGCAATGTCATGCCGCCGTCCAGTAGTAGACCGCGACCCGGGCCGCGCTGGCGTAGACCATGTCGCTGAGCCGCACGCTGGCCAGCGCCGAGGGACCGACGGACAAGAACAGGGGCTGCCAAGCCGCGTTCTCTCGTGCCTCGCCCACGCTGAGCCGCTCCTGGACCGAGCCGCTGATCGGGTGGGGCAAGCGATCGATCGTCACCGGCTCCACCGTGCAGGACGTCCCGGCCCCGCTGACGAAACCGCCGGTGGCCGTGCACCACACGACCCGGATCAGGACCTCCTGGTCGCGGGTCACCAGGGCCCCCTGGCCCCCTACGGGAAAGAAGATCGACCCCGCGCCCTGGCTATCGGGTGCCGCGGAGTCGTAGCGATCGAGGCCGTGCCAGGCCCCGTCGGCGGTCAGATCATCGGTCAGCCGGGCGAGCATCCAGGGCATGCCTGGAGCCTACCGGCGCAGGGGTGCCGCGCTTTTGTAGCCGCAGCCTCCGCAGCCGGTGCACGTCCACGTCGTGTGGCCTTCTGTGACGTCGCCTTCGCCATCGCAGACGCAACACATGTCGGTTTCGTGTGGCTCCGGCTCGTCGCCCACGTCTGCGCCGAGCGAGCCCAGCCACCGCAGGCTCGCGGCAGTGCTTTCGAGAGCGCTGCTCGGGCATCCGGTGACCGCAGCAAGGGCGGCCACGAGCGAGGGCTCGTCGGTCGGGGCGTCGCCGTCGTCGGGCCACGCCACGCCGTCGAGCGCGACCCTCATCGTCCACGGGGCGGCCGTGCTCTCGCGGCGCAGCGTGAGCACGCCGCGGCTCGCGGTCACCTGCACGCGGCCCCCCACGATCTCCACCGCGGCCGTGGGCGCGTAGAAGCGGCAGGCACCGGCGAGAGTGCGGGTGCCGCCCGGAAGCGCGGCTCGGGCCCGGCCGATGCTCTCGGCGAACTCTTCGACGCTCACGGGGCACCCCCGGGCTCGTCGCTCATGGGGCGCACCGGTTCACGTGGGTCGCGTCCGCTGGTCTTGGCGAGCAGCCACGCCGCGGCCTCGGGGGGCATCGCTGTGGGCATGCTCGCGTCGTCCACGAAGCACGTCAGCCAGCCCTTGTACGAGACTCCGGCGTACATGGTGCCCGAGTGCCACGGGCGCGAGATGAGCCGCAGGTCATCACGACCGAGCCCGCCGCCTTCGACCACGGTCCACGGCTCGGGAGGGGCGCCCACCCTGGGCACGGCCGCGAGCGGGGCGGGGCGGGTAGTCTCGTCGGGCGCCTCGGCCGAGTAGTCCTCGCCGCCGAAATCCTCGGGGCCTGCTGCATAGTCGCGCTCGACGTCCTCGGGGGTGCGGCCGCGCTTCACAGCGGCGGCCAGCAGCTTCTCCACGGCCTCGCGCGTCGCCTTGTCGCTGCGCCAGTCTGACATCTTGCGGCCGGCGAGGCGAAGAGCCCAGTCACGCCAGTCGCCAACCTCGTTCACCATGCGCATGATGACCGTCCCTGCGCCGTGGATGTGGCTCACCACGTCGTCGATCGACTCGGTGGGCCCCACCTCGATCTCCCCCCACTCGCCGGCCAGCCGTCGTACGATGGCCGCCTCGCGCTCGTCGGGGGTCTCGGGCTCGGGCTCCTGGGGAGCCGTGGGGGTGGCGAAGGCTCGGGAGGCTTCGACGAGAAGCGCTTCGGCGTGTTCCGTCGGCGCGCCGTAGTGTCGAGCCTGCCCGTACGCCTCCGCGGCATTGGTGAGCGCGCGCAGTCTCCCGGCGTCCGGCTCTCCCTGGGGAGCGCTTGGGGCCGGGTCCTCTGCGTTGCGACGGTCGATGATGGCTCCCACGTCTACGGGCCATGGCGCGTGCGGGTGGGGACGCTTCACGCACCAGCGGCCATCCTCGACCGCCCACGTGAAGGGGAGCGGGAGCCCCCACCGCTCGGTCGACGTGGGGTAGCTCCGCATCTCGCCGGACTCGTGCCCCGCCCGGAGCCCTTGGGTCGCCATGCCCAGCGCGGTTGCCCACCGCAACTTGATGGCGAGGTCGGTCGGCATGTCGTCGGGCCCGTACAGCGGCGAGTAGCAGGCTTTGCAGTACCTGCCCGTGGGCGTGTGCGCCACGTGCTTTTCGTCGGGCTCGGGCCCCTTGGGATCCGCGGTCATCCACCGCCGAGCTGCGTCGAGTAGGCGCGAGAAGGCGGCGTGGGCTCGCGGGTCGAAATCGTCGCCACCAGCGGTGTCGTAGGCCTCGGCGTAGCTTCGCGCCGCGTCTCCGATGGCGTCGGCGTTCGCCATGTCGCGCTCGAGCTCGGCCCCGGTGACGTACCGCTCGGGCTCCTTGGGAGCCGTGGGAGTGGCGACGGGCGCGGCCACTGATGAGGCACATGCGCCGCAACGCTGCCCGTCGAAGCATTCGTCGCAGACGTCCAGGTCGCAGTCTGGGCAGAAGTTCTTCCGGTCATCAACCTCTTCTTCGCAGCACGGACAAGCCTCATCGCTCAGGTCGGCGTCCGTCCCTCCCTGGAGAGGGGCCGCCGGGGTCTTCCCGCACGGGTGCGGCTGCTTGCTGGACGGCGCCCAAGGCAGCCCGGGGCAGTCAGCGCAGCTGCACCGGTAGCGGGTGACCTGCCCGAGCTCGTGTTCTTCCACGAGCTCGCCGCGGCTCTCCGCGCACGCTCGCGCGGCGTAGTAGTCGGGGCCGCGCTGGTCGGGCCCGTGTTCGGGCTGCCACTCTCCCTTCACCGGTGGCGAGGCCACGAGTCGGCGCTCCACGTCGTCGAGCTTGTCGAGCGCTCGGCGGGCCCAGTCGTCGGACGCCAGCAGACCGCGGCACCACTCCTGCACCCAACGTAGCGAGGCGAGCGCGGCCATCGTCTCGGACAGCGCCTGCGCGCGCCCCTGCTCCACCCCCTCGGCTCGGGCGTCGGCGATGCTGATCTTGAGGCGCACCACCTCGGTCTTGATGTCCTCGAGCGGATCCGTGGTGCGGGGCGGTCGATCCAGGATGTCGGCGACATCATTGGCCCACGCATGAAAACGGGCAACCTGCCGCTTGGCTTCCGCGGCGCACACATCGGGCTGGACGGCGTGGGAGGCGGGCGGTGCCGCCTTGGGGGAGGCCGGGGCGACGATGGCATCGCGGGCGTCAACCGCCGCGGCCCACGTCGGGTATGTGGCGTACACGAGCGCATGGGTCTCGTCGTCGGCCACGTAGTCGACTGGGGCCCGGTGGACGAACAGCCGCTTCAGCACGTCGCGGCGCCCCTCGGCTCGCCGCTCCTCGAGCGCCTCGGCCACGGTGCGCACCAGGTCGAGGAGCTCGGTGCCGTGGGGGCGCAGACCGAGCGCGCGCAGGCCCGACTCGAGCTCGCGCTCGACGGCCGCCCGCTCCTCAGCTCGGGCGGCGGCGCGTAGCTCCTCCAGCGACCCGTTCCATTCGTCGCGCACGTCGGCGCTCTCGTGCCACCACTGGGCCAGCGCTTCCACGCGCGATACCGTGGTCCAGGTGTCGCCATGGAAGGCGTCGGGGGCGTGGGTGGCCACGGCTTGGTCGATCTCCAGCGCGAGCGCTGCGGCCCCATCGGCTCGGGCGTCGGCTCGCGACTCCCTCTCTCGGCGGAGCGTGGCCTGGAGGGTGGCGACCACCTGCTCGGCTGCCGCGGTCTGCTCACGAGCGGCGGCCAGTCGGTCGATGTCCCGCTCGGCCGCGCGGTGCAGGTCCGCGAGCCATGCGGCGTGGCGCTTCACGTCGGCCACCTGCTCGTCGTGGTGCTGCCAAGTGATGGCAAGCGCTTCGGCCTCAGTCGCGCACCGTACACCCACCGGAAGCCCACGCCCTCCTACCCAGATCCCCCAGGACCAGGCCCCGCCCGCGGGCCGCCATAGGTAGGTCTTGGGCGCGGGCTTCGTCCTGTCTTCTCGATCGTCTGACTTGTCAATGTCGGGCTTGGTGCGCCAGTGTGTCACGCGCGCCACTCCGAACCCGTCAGTCTCCATGCTGGCCGGCTCCCACTTGATGCCGTGATCTTCGACTCCCCTGTCGGGCGCTGGATCCAGGATCGCCGCGACTTCCCGTCTTCGCTCCTCCGGCAGCGCGACGCTCAGGATCCGGTGGCCGCTCGCGATCTCGATCATCAGGCCGTCGCCTTCTTGGACGAGCATCATGGCGCTCTGGCCGTCCGCGTGTTGGAATAGAACTTTCGTGCTCATTCCGCCACGCTAGCACACTCGCCGGCCTGGCACAAGTCGCGCCACTCCTGGGCAAGCCTCGCCGCTTCGGCCTCGAGATCCAGGCCCAGCTCGGCCTCGCACCGTCGGCGCTGCTCCGTGCCGCGCTCGCCCGCCTGCTCGTGCAGGACCCAGCAGCCCGGCACGACATCATCCGCCGTGCCACCGGCCCCGCGCGCTCGCACGTGTACGGCCTGAATGTGCGGCCCGCCGCGCTCCATGTCCCACGGGCCGCATACGTGACCCGGTCGCCCGGCGGCCACGCATGGGAGCGAGTGGAGCCATGCCATGCGCTCCGACTCGCCGAACGCCCGCGCGCGCGTCCGGGCCCTCTTCTCCGCGCTGCCCAGCGGCTTGACCCGGCGGCGGGCAAGCTTGGCCGTCGGGTGGGCGCGCGGCTCCACTTCGCGATCGCAGACCCAGCACCACCAGCGCTTGCCATTGCGCCGCACCGCGTGGCCCTGGGGGCACGTGCTGGGCCGCCGCCCTAGCACCACCGCGCCGGCTCCACGAACCGGAACCGAGCACGGGCCGTGCCGCGCATGACCACGACGTGCAGGCCCTTGGCGATCTGTTGGGTCGCCACGTACAGGGCCCGATTGCGCCGGGTCCACCGCAGGGCCGCGGCCCACCGTCGATCGTCGGCCACGATCGACGCCACGCGCTCGCCCGGCGTGTCGCCTATCCACGCGGGCGGGCGGGGCACAGGAGCGAGTCGCCAGCGTGGTGGGGCTGCGGTCCAGGTCAAGCGGCACCTGCCTTGCGCGCCCGTTTGGCCTGGTAGCGCTTAGCCTGGTAGCGCTTCATGTGGGCCGGGGTCGCCTCGCCCCTGATCCACTCATCACCAGCGGCCGCCCATGCGTGGCCTGCCGGTAGCTCCGGCGGTAGCAAAGCCACCAGGTCGAAGCCCATGCGCTTTGCAGCGGCCCGGAACTTCCGGGTCGCCAACAGCTCGATCTGGCGCACCCGCTCGCGCGCCAGCGTCATGACGGCGCCGATCTCCCCTAGGGTGTGCTCCCCTTCGGCCGCTACGTCCAGCGCGCATGTCGGCAGCGTCGACGACTCGATCGGATCGGGATCTCGGCGCTGCCTCAGCGATCCGTCAACGCCGATCTCCACCGCTAGGTGATAGCGGCATGCGACCCAAGGACATGGTCTCTCGCCTTCGCGGCACTCTCCGCGCGTCGCTGGGCGAGGACCGAAGTCTTCGTCTCCTTCGTCGTGGTCTTGCAGGACCACGAGTGCCTCGACTCGGCGCGTCATGGCCACACCACCGGGCGGATCGCGGTCATGCACCCGGCCAGGGCCGATTCCACGTCGGCCTGGGCCTTGCGATCGAAGTGCTCGCTTTGGAGCAACTCGCGCGCTGCGTACAGCGTCGCGTGGACCCGGGCCATCATGCACAGCATGGAGGCCCACTGCCGACCCATCGGGGTGAACCGCAGATCGTGGGCCCGGCTACCCGGGCAGGCCAGACGCCGCGCCACCAAGCCCTTACTGGTCGGTCCGCTGTTGGCGAACCCGACCCTCATCGCATGCACCATCTCGGGCCGGAGCCTGTCACTCACGGCTTTCACTTTGTTCGTCGTGCTCATTCCGCCAAGCTAGCACGGCTGACCCGGCCACTCAAGCCGCGTCGTCCGGGTCCTCCTCCGTGGGCTCGGGTGGCGGATCTAGGCGACGGCACTCCCTGGACAGGACCTCGGCCGGGGCGCCGCTATGCAGGTCCTCCACGGTGATCACCCACTGTCCGATCTTGGCGTCGTATCGATCGATCGACGCCACTTCGGCCGTGTAGCCGTCGCCTCGGTGGTCTTCGAGCTCCACCTTGCTGCCGATCTTGATCGGCAGGCCGGCGGCATCCGGCACATGGTCGGGCAGAGCAGGCGCCTTGCTCCGCCCTTTGCGGCCCTTGCTCTTGGGCTCGGCCGGCTCGTCAAACGCCGCGCGGTCGGCCGCGGGATCACGGCCGGGGCGCTTGGCCGCCGTCTCGGCCAGTGCCTCGTCGACGAGCGTGCTGGGCTCGTCGGGCTCCGCTGCCTTCTTGGCAGGCGGCCCGTGGCGGCGGCGATCCCTGCTCTGCGGCCGTATCGGTGCGCCCTCGTGCGAAACCAGGACGCGCCATTCCTCGGTCTCGGCCGTGCCATCGGTCAGCGATGGGCCGAGTTTTACCGCGTAGCCGCCTGCCCTCAGCGGCACATCCACCTGCACCTCGGGATCGTCGGCTTCCTTGGCCAACCGCTCCGCGTCCTCGCCGTGCTGCTTGGCCCGCTTGTTGGCCTCGCTGGCCTCCGCCTTGGCCAGGTCGCGGCGATGCCAGTGCTCGCGCTGGCGAGCCGGACAGGCTTCGCGGCGCTCGTGCTGGATCGTCTCGCGCCATCGCGCGGCGATCAGCAGCGCTATCTCGATCCGGCCCGCGTAGTCGGCGGCCTCGGCCGTGTCGCCGAAGATCCCCGCCGTGGCGTGGCGCTGCTCGGAATCGAAGATCATCCGCGGCGCCTGGGCTTGCCCGTCGGCGGGGCCATGGTCGTACACCCGCACGACCATCCCGTGCGACTGGCCCAAAGCGATCTGCTGGCCTGCGCTGGGCGTCCACTCTTCGATCTTGGCCTTCAACCGGCCGTCTTGATATTGAGTCATCATCACGTCATCTCCTCTCGCGCCGGCGCGATCGTGATCTCCACGTCTTGCCGGTTTTCCATGACGTTCAATAGTCGGTGCAGGTCCTTGGCGCTTCCGTGCCAACTGATCGTGATCGTGCTGTCCTTGACGTACTCGATTCGTCCCAGGACCGGCTGCTTGATTCCCTTGCGTTGTCGTCCCATGTGCTCCGTTCCTCTCATGCCGTGATCCCCACGTCGGCGCGGAGCCGATCCAGGATCGCCTGCTCGTGTCGCTCTAGGTCTCGCGCTGACGTCCCGCGCTCGCCCGCCAGGCTGTGCAGCGTGCGGCCCCGGTAGTAGCGAGCTCGCACGTGGTCTCGGTCGCGGGGGTCGAGTCCCGCCACGGCCTGGAGCAGCCGCGCCGTCACGCGCTCGGTGTCCACGGCGGCCAGCCTCTCCTCGAGTCGGCACAGATCGATCACCTCGTCGGCCAGCGGCGACGTGTCGGGCAGCAGGTCGGCCAGGGTCTGCGGGCGGCCCTCCTCACTCCGTCCTAGCCGCGCGTCCATTGAGATCGTGCGGCTCGCCAGGTACTCGAGCGCCGACGCGATCGCGTCCTCGGTCGGCGGCTCCTTCACCCGTGCGGCGCGGAGCTTGGCCTGGGCCGCGGGCGTGCGGGCGAGACGGATCGCGGCCTCGCGCTTCTCGGCTGCACGCCGGCGGAGAGCGGCGCGGATCGTCGCCGGGTCGCGCTCGCCCCGTTCGGCCAGATCCGAGATCGCGAGCGCCACCATCTGGACGCCCGTTGGGGCCCTGACGTCGGAGCGGCCCTCTTGGTGGAGCCGGAACACCCGATGGCGGATCCACCCGCCCGCGTAGGTGGAGAACCGGAAGCCGCGCTCTGGCTCGAACAGGTCTGCGGCTCGGAACAGCCCCTCCCGCCCGGCCTGCTGGATGTCCTCGCGGCTCAAGTGCCCCTCGGCCCACGGGATCCACCGGTTGCACAGCGTGATCACCAGGCCTTCGTTGACCACCACGATCTCGTTGCGCAGCCGCTCGCGCTCGCGTCGTCCGTGGTCCACGGCGTGCCAGTATTGGCGCCACCGCTGGCTCTGGGTGCGGGCCGGGTAGAGCCGGTGGCCCGCCCACCGGTGATCGCCCGGTAGCCGGCGCCCGGCCCAGAGCGCGATCGCATCGGCGACACCATTGGCGACGTCGCACCCGCGGTCCTGCTGGGCCAGCCACTCGGCCGCGCGCCGGCATGCCTTGGCGTAGCGGATCTCGTCGCCGCGCCGCCGGGTCTGCACGAGCGTCCGGGCGTGCGCGACCAGCCGGCCCAGGCGTCGCTCCCAGCCGCCCGTCTCCACGTCCAGCCGCACGGCGTGGACGATCGGCGCGGCGAGTTGCGGGCGCGCGAGCAGGGCCGCCCAGTAGTCCACCCGGGCCTGGCCCAGCGACTGCGCGAGCACGCGGGTCCGTACCGCGATGGCTTCGCCGCGGGGCGTGGTCTTGCCGCGCGTCATCGGCGGCCCCCGGGCAAGATCCATGCTGTCCAAGTCGGAGGGGTCAAGTTTGGCCGCACGGCGATCTGATATGCGTCTGGAGACTTGCGCAGCGCTTCGCGTGCCACTGCGTGCGCTTTCAGCGGTGCGGCTTCCCGTGCAACCGGGCGAGTCCGCCCATCCATATCGCGGTACACGTGAAACACGTAGGCCCGATCGATCGCCGCGCTCAACTGCGCATCGGTCCTGTCCCGCGGATCGATCATCCCTGCCCCCGATCCAGCCACCGCACAAGCGGCCACGTTGCCCACCGCCACCAGGCCCGCAGCCGCGCCCACCGCGACACGGGCCACACCTGGGCAACGAGCGTCCACCCGTGGACCCGGTGCTCTAGCATGCGTGCCCAGACTCGCGCTGGCTCTCCGCCCCACACATGGACCACGAGAGCCGTGGGGCTCGTCCACGGCTCTCCGTCGTCACCGGACGCCCTGACGTCAGCCAGCACCACGCCCGGCACGGTGTCCAGACCGAGCTCCACGCCGCGCCATCCGACCTGCACGGCTCGGCGCACGTCGGCGTTGCTCGGGCGTAGCGCACTCATGCCAACCTAGCTAGCACATGCCGGCCAAGCGGTCAACCTTGCCACGCTCGCACGGTCAGCACGGCCCGGGGCTCGCCCAGCGCCTTCTCCACCGCGAGCCGCCACACCTGCGAGTCGTCGGCCCAGATCCCGGCCTTCGTGCAGCCGTCCAGGATCGCCTTGATCGGGCCGTCCAGGTCGCGGCGGCGGCGGTCCGGCACGCCCAGGACGATCGCGACCCGGACCAGCGCGGGGCCGAACCGCACGCCCTGGAGCCGCGCGGCCTGCCGGGCCCATTGCTCCACCGTGGCCTGGTAGGCCTTGAACCCGGGTTGCTTGCGGTTGAAGAGCCGGCCCCCTCGTGTCACCCCGGCTCGGTCGCGGCGGTTGATCGCGCCCGCCCAGGGGTTGCCTGGGATCTCCACGACCAGACGCATGGCCTAGAAGCGCCCATCCTCGCCCTGCTCGTCGTCCACCCCTTGGGCTGCGGTGGGCGGGTCATAGTCAGCCAAGAGGCGCGCCCGCCCCTCCTCCGTGAGTGGGGCGCACAGCGGATCGTCGCGCTGCTCTAGCCATCGTGCGACGTCGTCCGGATCGTGGTACCCGATCTCCTGGTCGCCCAGGTAGGCCTTGCATGTCGCGCACCACCAGTCGGCCGTGGGGTCGTGGCCCGGCTCGCCCATGCGGGTTGTCGCGTCCGCGACTTGCTGGCCGCACTCGTGGAAGGGCTTGTCGTCGCTCATGCGGCCACGTTAGCACACCGCAGGCGCGAGGGCTAGCAGGCGCGGCTCGTCCTCGGGTGCGAGGGTCCGGCGGGTGCGGCCGAGCTCGGCCAGGACTTCCGCGGGGTCGCGACCTAGTTGGTTGGCCGTGTAGTCCAGTAGGTCCAGCAGCGCCACGCGGCGGCGCTGCGCTGCCCCGGGTTCCTCTTCGGGCGGCTTGTCTGCCGCGGGCTTGACCACCTCGGCCCAGCGATTGGCCGCGTCCATGTCGCTCCCGATGCCCTGGATCAACTCGTCGATTCTCGCCCGGCCGGCCTCATGCTCGGCCACGCGAGCATCAAGGGCGACGGCGTCCAGCATGCCCAGACCGCGAGCCACGAGCAGCACCGCCGCATGGTCCACGTCGGCCATCACGTACGCCTGCGCGGTGTCGGTCAGGGCCCCGACGGCCCGCACGTACTCCTGGGCGCGTTGCTCCCGTGGTGGGAGTCCATCGGGTGGCGGCTCGGCCTGCGCGCGGCGGCTCTCCTCGCCGGGCGGGATGTCGACCCACCGATTCGGGCGCGCGCGCAGGCGATCGGTCAGCCGTCCCTCGGCCTGCGCAGGCTCTCCGGGCCGCGGCTTCGCGATTCCATCGTAGATCCGCAGGAACACTTCGCGGGTCTGGTTCGTCGTCACGATCGAACGTTCTGGCCGAGCCGCAAGCGCGGTCAGGATCGAGACCACGCGGGGCGTTTCGTACAGGCCGAACGACCCCGGAGCCCCCAGATCGTCCAGCACCACCAGGTCGGCGGTGCGGCACTGTGCTAGCCACGTCGTGTGTTGCTGCTCTTGGCGGCACTGCCCTACACGGGCGGCGTCGAGCCAGAGCACGGCTCCGCGCGCGTGGTAGGCCCTCCACGCCGCGCCGCTGGTCTTGCCGTCCCCCACGGGCGAGGACAGGACCAGGCACCCGCTCTCGTGGCTCGACACCGCGTCGCCCACTGGACCGCGGGCGAGCCCCGGCGGGTGCGCGACCGCCCGGAGTTCGCGCGCGGCTGGGCCGAGTTGGGCCTGTAGTTCCCGCCAACGTTGAAGCCGTGCTCCCGCCTTGGCCACCGGCGAATCGGGGGCCTTCGTATCGAGCACCAGCAGCAAATAGCGGGCTCGGCGGTTCCACTGGGTGATCTCGTGTCTCATGCGGGGCAGTCGTCCTCAGGTTCGGGGTAGTAGGTCAACGGGGCAGGGGCGCTCGCAGTGGCGGCGGTGCGTTGCCGTGGGGCCGCAAGCGTTGCCGTCGGTCGGGTCGCGATCTCGTCCAGGTAGCGCCGCACCGCGCGGGCCACGTATTCGAGCCCTGCCCACTTGGGATCTCCGAAGGAGCCATCGCGCAAGCGCTCGCCGATGTGCTGGGCCACCGCCGCGACATCCTGGTCCGTGTACCCGTCGCGGTAGATCCTGCCGACGATCGCGCGGTTCGTCGCGTTGTCGAGGTACCGCCCCCACTGAGGCGCGAGGCCCCCGATCTCCCGGATCGCCGCGTAGGCCTGTGCGACCTGCGCCCACTGGTGATCAGTGCATCCCGTCGGCGGCTTGCCGCGAGCGCGTGCGCCGTTGGCGGCTTTGACCGGGGCGGGGTGGAGCGCGAACCCGGCGGTCACCGGTGGGGCTTCACCTGGGGATTCTTCTGGGGCTTCAATGGGGCTTCTGGGGGGCCGCTCGGTCAGGGTCAACCGGACCGGTGGGTCAGGGGGGGGAGGGCCGCTCGGTCCGGGTAGGGGGGGCCGCTTGGTCAGGGTGACCGACGGGTCAGGGTGACCGACGGGACAGGGTGAACGTGACCCGTCGGTCACGGTAGGGGGGGCCGGTGGGTCAGGGGACCGCTCGGTCAGGGTGACCGACGGGTCAGGGTTCAACCGCCACGCCTTGCCGCTCGCCATCGCGGCGGCCGGTCGCGTGCAGCGCTCGATCGCACCTGCGCGCCGAAGGTCGGCCAGCATGCGCCGCACCGCGCGCTCGCTGAAGCCGGTCACGTCGGCCAAGCGCGCGGCGCCGGGCCACACGATCGGCCGCTCGGTTCCGGCCGGGGCGTAGCGCCAAAGCAGGACAAGCACCAAGCGCTCGCCGGGTGACAACGGAAGGCCAAAGATCGCATCGGGCGCGTCAGCCACCGGCCGTGCTCCCGGCGCGAGCGGGGCGCGGCGTGTCCCACCAAGCGCTCTTGCACTTCGGACAGAGCCGCGGGCGAGTGTCAGAAGACGGACAACGCGAACCGCGGGCGACCCATTGGTGCCCGCACCGCTCGCACCGATACCCCGGCAGGGTGATCACGATCTCGGCCATGCCGGCGGACCATACGTCGTCGGGTATTCCCAGGCAAGTAGAATCGGCCGGTCAGGCGTTACGAGCAACTACCCAGGCCCGCACGGTCTCCAGCCGGTAGCGCCGACGTCCACGGGTCACCACGTGGGGCGGGCACGCGCGGGCGCGTCGTCGCTGGCGGTCGAGCTCGTCGCCGCTGGCTTCGGGGTGCTGGGCGAGCCAGCGCAGGGCTTTGCGGGCGCGCGACCGGTAGCCGGGCAGGCACGAGGCTGCGAGGCCCATGAGCTTGGCCGCCTGCTGGTCAGTGAGTAGCCGGCCCGGCTTCGCGGGCAGCGGCTCCTCGAGGGGGTCGGGGCCACGGGCGCGACCATGATCGGCGAGCCACCGATCCAGGTCGGCCCGGCGGTAGCGGTACTGGCCTCCGACGCGCTGGCCCCGGGGGCACGCGCTGGCGATCGCCGGATCGTCGGGGCGAGCTCGTCCGGCGTCGATCCTGGCCTGGGCGCGCAGGGCACGGCTGCGAAGGGATCGGAGCGTCGTCGGGGCGAGACCCAGCACGGCCGCGGCGTCGACGGTCGGGATCGTGGTGGCGATGATCCGGTCGGCTTCGCGCACGTCGGCCCGGCGCGAGAGCCAGGCCACGACGTCGGCCCGGCGGTAGCGGATCCCCTGCGCGGTCAGGCAGTGCGGCGGCGGCTCTTGGCCCCGCTGGCCTCGGTGGAGCCGGCGCGCGACCTCCAGGCCCAGGGAGGTCAGCTCCCATGCCGGAAACAGCAGGTCGCCCGGGCCCGGCACGTCGACCTCCCGGACGAGCCGCAGGCCTCGCAGCGAGACGGGCTCGAGCACCACGACACCCTGGGCGCCGTGGAGCTCGCCGCGGCGCACGGCCAAGACGTCGCGCCGCTGCTGGGCCGAAAGGCTCTCGGCCAGGACGCCCGCGGCCCAGCGCTCGCGATGACTGCGGATGTTGGCCGGCGTCCAGCCCACCAGGGCGGCGGCCTGCGCTTCGGTCAGTAGATCGTCGTGGGCACTCACGCGAATATGCTAGCACGGCACCGGCGAGCTGTGCTACATAGCCGGCATGAGCACGAAACCGATCTGGCCGGGGCCCGAGTGCCTCAAGAGCAAGCCTTGGCCACGCGCGGGCGAACTCGTGGTATTCTTGGATCGCCGCGGCGACGCCATTCACATCGCGCCGGTGCTCGCCGCAGGCACGCACTTTGTGGAAGCGAAGGGGCCCAACGGCGGCACGTGGCTGTGGACACCCAGCCGGACGACTCCGGCGCTCACCTTCGGCATCGCCATGTGCCACGCCAAGGCGAGAGTGAGGATGCGGCGGTTCAGGGCGTGGCTCTCGGATTACAACGCCTGCGCGGAGCGTGCCGCTCTGATGTCGGGCATTGCGCCCGAAAGCGCGGTCCGTGCGGGCTCGCTCTGCGGGTTGCAATGGCTGGCTACGCGCGTGCTCCATAGTCGCTGGCGAGCGGCGTTTCGGGAGCCCGTGGACGTCGAAGCGGAGACGCGTGCGATGCTCGCCTCTCCCGAATGGGCCTCCCTCCCCTGGCAGCAGTAGCCGAGCGAGGTGACGCGATGACCCGCGAGCGCCCGATCCTCATGCGCGGCCCCTTGGTGGTCGCGAGCCTGGAGGGCCGCAAGACCCAGACGCGCCGGGTCGTGCAGCCTTGGCCAGACTTCATCGGCGGCCGGGGCCAAGAGGATGACCCGGCGAGCTGGGGATGGTCGTGCCCGTCGGGCGCGTGGGTCGTGCTGGACCGCGAGGCGCCGCCGTACCACGGCCCGAGCTACAGCAAGAGCGGCAAGAGCTACGCGGCCGCCTGCCCGTACGGCGTGCCCGGCGATCGCCTGGTTGTGCGCGAGGCCTGGCAGACCGGGATCAAACTGGACGACAAGAGCCCCACGGCCATCGGCCAGGCGGCGCTGGATGCCGGCTACCCGGAGCCGTGGGCACCGCTGCGGTACCCGGCGGACGGCCACACGACCCACGGCGCCCTGCTCTGCGGGTCGTTCGGCGACCAGTGGGGACGCGAGCGCCGTGGGATCCACATGCCCCGCTGGGCCTCGCGGCTCACTCTCGTGATCGATGATGTACGGGTCCAGCGGGTGCAGGCCATCACCGAAGAAGACGCGCGAGCCGAGGGCGTGGCGCAGGCCAGCGGCTCCACACACCGGTGGGGCTTCGCCGGCTTGTGGGACCAAATCAACGGCAAGCGCCCCGGTGCGGCCTGGGCCGACCACCCTTGGACGTGGTGCATTTCATACCACGTGGAGACCTCACGATGACCACCGTCAGGTGCGACGAGCCCGGGTGCCCCGAATCGGCCACCCGCCACTGGAGTACCTACGCGCGCGGGGCCTTGATCGCGCGCCGCCACACATGCAAGAGACACGAGGCACGAGCCATGTCACGCCAAGACCATGACGATCTCCACGGCCGACCCGCGGCCAAGCCCACGACCGACAACCGCACACTACAGGCCCGCGCCAACGCTCGCCCCCGCTCCGCCGTGGGCCAAGCTCTGCACGTCCACGGCGAGGCCGTAGACCATGTGGATGCCCTGTACCTCCAACACGCGGGCGAGGTCACGGATGAGACCGAGGCCGCCGAAGCGGCGCGCGACGTCTCGGCCCGCGATGCCGCCGAGCACGTGGCCCGCTACCTGCGATGGCTGGACGACCAGGAGGCCGCGGTGGTGCGCGAGCGCGAGCGCCTGGCCGGCGTGGAGCAACGGCTGGCCAAGCGGCGCCAGTGGGCCGAGGGTCACGCCCTAACGCTCCTGGAGACCCTGGCGCCCGGGAAGTCCAAGGCCACCGTGGGTACGTTCACGCTGTCGGTCCGGCGCTCCACGGCGGTGGAGACCGGCGAGGGCTTCGACGTCCAGGTCCTGCCGCCCGCGTGGCAACGCGTAGTGCCCGAGAAGATCACGCCGGCTCGCGTGGAGATCGACCGCAAGGCCGCGGGCGCGGACATGCTGCTCGGGTACCGGGAGGGTGAGCCGCCTTGCGCGGGGCGGTACGACGTGGAGGGGCACGGGCGCGTGTGGATGAGCCGGGAGCCGGCGCACGGCGGCTGGGCGTGGAGGCTCGCCTTGGCCCCGGGTCAGATCGGCGCACCGCTTGATGAGGCCGGCTTGTCGATCGAGCCGCGGCCCGGGCTTGACGTCCTGCGCTGGAAGCCCTCGCCCCCCGGGGTCTCGCTCGTCCGCCGGTGCCACGTGAAGGTCGGTTGACCCCGGCAGACGGCCGTGCTAGATGTGTTGGCATGAGCACGGTACCACCAAGCAAGGCCGAGTTCCACGACGCGCTCGCGCGCGTCTTCGCAAAGGTAAAGCGAGCGAGCAAAGATAGAAATAACCCGGCATTCAAGTCGCGATACGCCACGCTCGCCGCGGTGTGCGACGCCTGCGAGGACGCGCTGAACGAACAAGAGTTCGCGTACCCGCAAGAGGCCCACACGGTGATCACCGAGTCGGCCGTGGAGTGCGTGGTGGAGACGGTCCTGCTCTGGAAGGGGCACGAATACCGCAGCGGCAAGGTCACGATCCCGCTGGCCCGCAACGCCACGGCGCAGCAGATCGGATCGGCCTTCACCTACGCGCGCCGCTACAGCCTCTCGGCCACGCTCGCCGTGTGTCCCGACGACGATGATGACGACGGCAACGCGGCCAGCAAGGCACCGCGAGGACACGACCGCCGACCGGATCGGGAGCCTGAGCCCAAGGCCGATCCGCTCTGGGAGGCCTACGAGGCCGCACGGGACGCCTACGCGCAAACTCAGCGGATCACGACGGCCAAGGCCCACGCGGAGATCCGCGAGGCCGCGGGCGTCGTGTACGACGACCAACCCACGGACGCGCAGGTACAGGCCATGACCGCCGCGGCCCGCCGCCTACTGGACCCGCCGCGCGAGACCAAGACGCAACCCGCGGTCTCTACGCCTGAGCCGGTACCCGCCAAGAGAGGCAAGACCAAGCCCGCGGCGGATCTGGAGACCACGGAAGCGCACGCGCACTGGCTCGCGGCCGGCCAGGCACTGATGAACTGGCGAGCCGAGGACTACCGGCGGGCCAACGGCGAGAACCCGCCCCGCACGACACTGGATACTTTCCGCGCCGAGGTCAGGGGGGTGAGTGAGCGAGCGATCGGTGTGGAGCCGGGCCAGTTTCCCCAGACGACCGGCACAGCTGAGCAGTACAGGCTGGCAGCGTCGCAGCTCCGCGAGGCCCTGGCGATGCGGCAGCAAGCCGCCGGGGGTGCCTGATGTACCGGCTTCCCCGCGGGTGGAAGTGGGCAAAGGGCCAGGGCGCAAACGTGGTCAGGCTCGCCACGGACGGGCGGGCTGAGGTGTGGCTCAGCCATGAAGGCGAGTTGTACATCACGACGCCGCCGGGCGCGGCCAACATGGCACCGGCTCGTGTGGTGCTGGCCGTGCTGGCCCCGCTTCCGAGCGGGATCGGGGGTGAGTGATGGTCGCGCATGAGCACGAACCCGCCGACTCTTGTTGCGGCTGCCTTGGCTTGATGGACCTGCGCACCGAGGGGGTCGAGGACGAAGAGGCCTTCACGATGGGGGCGCCCGGCGTCGGCATGTGGCACCCGCCGTGCCTGCGCGCATGGAAGCGGGGGCACGCCGTCGGGCGAGCGCGCGAGGACGCGACGACATGAGCCACGACCAGCGCCCGCCCTTCAACTTCGCCACCGTGGACGAAGCACGCGCGCTCGCCCGTCGGGCCGAGGCGTTGCACCGGCAGGCTGACGACGAGCAGGACCGCGAGCGCCGAGCAGCGCTGCGCCGGACGGCCTGCGACATGGACGGAGAGGCCGATCGTCTCGTGCCCGTGGAGTACCGCTAGGTGGCGATCTTCGACCTACGCCACGGCCCATGGCAGACCGCCTTGGCCGACATCCAGGATGTCGACGCAGCGATCTTCGATGCGCCCTACTCGGCCAAGGTGCACGACGGGAACGATGGCCTGGAGGTGAGCGGGTCGCTGGGCTACGAGGCGATGACGCCCGCGATGGTGGACGAGCACGTGGAGCACTGGTCTCCCCGCGTGTGCGGGTGGTTCTGTTCGATCACCTGCCACATCTTGGCGCCGGTTTGGAGCGCGGCCCTAGAGCGCGCGGGCCGGTACGTGTTCGCCCCGGTGCCCATCGTCGACATGGGTATGACGGTCAGGCAGCAAGGCGACGGCCCGGCGTCCTGGGCCTGCTACCTGATCGCCTCGCGCCCCAAGGCCAAGGCCTGGCTAGGCGGCTGGTCGAACCCCGGTGCCTACGTGCGTCGGCCCGGCGACGAGCGGAGCCCACGGCGCGGGGGCAAGCCGTTGGGGGTCATGAGGGCCATCGTGCGGGACTACAGCCGCCCCGGCGACCTGGTGCTGGACACCCATGCCGGCGAGGGCACGACCGGGATCGCGGCCATCCTGGAGGGCCGGCGCTTCGTCGGCGCCGAGCTGGAGCGCGAGGTCTGGCAGGCTGCGCAGGACCGGGCACGGCCACACCTCGCGCGCGCGGAGGCCATGGTGGGCGTGCCGTCGGGCGTGACGCTGGGGCTGCCGGGCCTGGGCTAGACGTGCTAGGTGTGCCGCATGAACACGGATCAGGCGGCAGAGATCATCAAGGCCACGGAGCCGCACGACGCCGACGACGTGGCGGACCTGCGCGAGAAGCTGACCGCCGCTCGAGCATGCGCGGCGGTGCTGCTGGACGAGATCCAAGCGCTGCACGAGAGCCTGGAGCACGCTGAAGCGATGCGGGCCCGGGCCGAGCAGGACTCCTGGATCGCGCTCGAAAACCCGCGCGAGCCAGACGAAGAGCGGCAGGGCCGACGACTGTTGCTGGCCGAGAACAAGCGGATCCGAGCCATGGCCCAGCGCTACCTCGATGGCCTGCCGCACGACCGCAATGCACCCACGGCCGGCTTGGTGCATCGGCTCTGCCAGACCTTGGCGGAGCTCCGCGGGCCGTGGGAGGAGCGAGAGACGAAGCTCCTCGACATCGTGGCGAGCTCGCTCGGGGGTTGGCCGGTCATGAGCTCGGCCGAGGTCGTGGGCGATCTGGCCGACGCGCTGGGCGTCACGATCCAGTATTCGCCGGACGGTGATCACGCTCGCATCGACCCCACGACGCTGCCCCGCTGGTACGTCAACGCGTATGAGCAGCAAGGGATCGACTGGGGCTAGCACCCGCAGTCGGTCGTGCCGTCGGGCAGTGTCGTCGGGCACGTGCACTCGTAGACCAGGTGATCACCGGGGCACGACTGGGCTTGCTCGATCGGGTAGCAGTCCGTCCCGTCGGTGCGACAGCAGATCAAGATCGGCCACCACTGGGCGATCGCGTAGCCGGTCGCGAGCGAGAGCGAGAGGCCCGAGGCCAGGATCACCTTGCGGGAGCGGGTCATGGCGCGAGGCTACTCCACGCGACCCACGGTGTCGCGCAGCCCCGTGAGCCGGCTTGACGTCGTGGGCTTGCGCAGCGGTGCGGCGCCGGCCGGCGCCGTGTTGCCGTGCAGGACCTCAAGCGCATCCCAGACGGCGCGCGAGTCCTCGGCCAGGACGAACAGGGCTTCGCGCAGTGCGTCATCACGCTTGATCTCGCGTCCTCGGTCGGCGCTGCGGTCCTGCTCCACGGTAGCCAGCCGGGCCTCCATGGTGGCGATCACCTTGGCCTGCTCGGCCGTGGCCGTGGCCACCAAGTCGCGCGTCGCCTCGCCGCGCTGCACCAGGAAGGCTCCGCCGAGGGCCAAGACGAGAAGCGTCGCGGATCCGATGCGGGGCGCCACCGGACCGCCACCAGCTGGAGCAGGCGCGGCCGCTTGCCCCCTGACCTCGGCGAGGGCTTCGCGGGCCAGGTCGCGCAGCAGCGTGGACTCGTGGGCGATCGGCTGCACGCCCGACACGTCGGGGCTCGGCGCCGCGACGTCCACCAGCGTGGGCCGCTGCGGGGAGCTCACGCGCGCCTCCGCTGGCGGCGTCCCACTTCGCCCAGCAGGGTGGCGACGACGAGCGCCGCGGCGGCGCCGTACCACTGACCTTGTTCGGCCAGCACGATCGAGGCCGTCAGGGCCGCGCTGGCCAGCGCGTAGCCGGCATGGGCGTGGGTGACACGTCGGGGCCGAGCGCGTGACCTGTCGGGCATGCCCGGAGCCTAGAGGGCCACGGCGGCCGTGAATGGTTTCTGCTCGGTCCAGCCCCCGGCGGTCTCGCGCGCGATCACGACCTCGGCCACATGATGCGTTGCCCCGGCCTCGCGCGCGCCGATCGCCCTGTGGTTGCCGTCCCGCAGGTGCATGCTCGTCGTCCCGTCGTGCTCGATCTCGATCAGGATCCGCAGAGGCTCGACGGGCTTCCCGTCGTCAGCCTGGCCCTCTTGGCCCAAGGCGATCCGAGAGGCTCGCGCGGGGTCCGTGCCCTGGTAGCGGCCAACGCCCGATCGCCCCTTGCGGGTCGCGATGATGTCGACACCCCGCAGGCCCACGCGGCCCAGCGCCGCAACGGCAGCCTCTTTTGTCGGGGCGTCGAGCTCCAACGGGATCGGGTCGCGCGTGTTGCCGCGGCTCCCGGGTTCGATCTTCGCCGTCGGCGGCGGAGCGCTTGAGATCGCCGGGCGCTCGACGGCGCGCAGCCGCTCCACATCCTGGGGCCGGACGAGCGGCACGGCGCGACACCGGCAGTTGCGCAGCGTCCCGGGGTGCCCGTCGGCCGGCGGCTTGCTCCACTGGAAGGCCTGGCCGTGGCGGGCCACATGCTCGGGCCGTGGGTGCGCGCTGGGGTTGTGCTCCCATTCGTACCAGTCGAGGCCCGCGCTTTCCTGGTGCGCGCGCGTCGCTTCCTGGACCAGGCCCGCGTGGGCGTCGTGGGCCAGCACGGATCCTTGGCCCTCCGCCGTCCCGCCGCCGTCAAGCGGCAAGCCGTGCTCCTTCCAGTGGCGCTCGAGCTCCGCCGCGGTCCAGCCCTTGCGCCATGCTTCGGCCACCGCGGCATCGATCCCGGGCGCGAGCCGGCGCCGCACGTCGGCCACCTGCTGGCCCACCCGCTCGGCCCAGTCCGAGACCGCTTCGTCTTGCGGCTCAGCCGTCCACCCCGGCACGAGCTCGCCCACCAGGGTCTGGACCTCGCGCACAGCTGCCCGCTCCACCCGAGCTCCGATCCGGCCCAGGCTCCGGCCCACCTGGTCGTCGCCGGCCTGCCCGCGCTCCAACGCCCTGGCGAGCGACCGCAGCGACTGGGCCACCCGGGGCGGCGGCTCGGCCCCGCGGCGCTCTCCCAGGCGCGCCATGGCCTCCCGGTAGGCCGGTAGCACGCGCCCGCGCGCGAGCGCCCAAGCCTGGTTGGCCGGCGCCTGCCCGAGCCGCTCCAGCTGCCGCTCAGGCGGGAGCGCGTCGTCGTGCACCCGCGGGGCCGTGCCGTCCTGCACGAGCACCCGGCTCCACCCCTCGGCCAGCGAGGGCGGGCACTCGCGCAGGGCCAGCCAGGAGCGCGTCAGGGCCCCGTCGGGCACGTGGCGATCGGGCGGGCGTGCGGCGTTGCGTTCCCGGCAGACCTCCAACGGGGTCACGACCCACACGGCGATCGCGACCTTGCCGGCCTGCCGGATCTGCTGGGCCAGCGCGCGCCGCCGTCCCGGCTCGGCCCAGCACGCATCAAAGACCACCAGGCCCGGCTCGTCGTGGTCGCGCGTCCACGTGCTCTTGCCCGAGGCCGGCGCCCCGGCGAGGCACACCACGGTCTCGATCGTCGGATCGGCCAAGGCGGCCCGGAGCGCGCGGCGGCATGTGGCCCAGGCCTCGCCCACGGCTTCCCGGGTCCAGCGAGCTGGACCGCTCGGCAGCAGGTCATCGGGGGCGAGGATCACTGGGGGAGCATGGCGCTCAACAGTCCAGGTCGCGACGACGGGTCACGCCCTCGCGGCTCTCCAAGGCGTCGCGCAGGGTCTTGAAGCCGACCCCGGCACCGTCGCGCGCGGCGGCCTTGATGTCGCGGTCGGTCGTGAAGGGGTGGACGATCCGCCCGCCGGCCGTGGCATCCACCGCGCACTGGTTGCGGTCGGCGTAGACGCTGACGACGGTGAAGGTGCGGCCGGTCTTGATGGCGTAGTGGCTGGCGGTTGCGGTGCTCATGAAAAGTAAGCTAGTCCTAATCCGTTCCGCGGTCAACCGATATTGTGCACCCGTGTCGATTTCCTCCCGGGCCCACCTGCGCAGGGCCGGCGGAGCCCCGGATCCCCGGGCCACCCGCAGGCGCTGGACGGCTGCCCAGGCCGACACGACGGGCAGATCCAAGACCCACGGGGGCGAGCAGGCCGGCAGGTAGGGCACGGCATAGGCCGCCACCTGGCCCCACGGCCCGCGGGTGCTCCAGTCTCGAGCGTCGCCCAGGGGCTGACACCACGGCCGGACGATCCCGCGCTGGACGGCTCGGGCCCAGGCTCGGGAGCCGACGCGCCGGGCCGCCGTGTTGCCGTCGCCCGTCCACCCTCGGGGCCGGTCATCGGCCTTGTGGCGGCCGACCCGGCGGAGCCGTGACTCTCGCCAGCCGATGGCCAGCAAGGCCTGGCGCTCGTGCTCCACCGGGGTCACGAACGCCACGGCCTCGCGGGGCGACAGGGCTAGGAGCCAGAGCAGCAGGGCCAGCATGGGCGCGAGGCTACCGGCACCAAAAAGAAGGGCGGAACCCTTACAAGTCCCGCCCTTCACGCGCTGGGCCGCTTGGGTGTGCGGCCGTCCTCCGATCATCTCGGTGCTCTCCCCGGCTGAGCTACGACGCGGCTGGATCGCTGCCCGGTGGCCACCTTCGCGCTGGCTCCCCAGCGCGGCCACTCTAGCACACTACCCGGCACCAAAGAGAAGGGCGGAACCCTTGCGAGTCCCGCCCTTGCTTGCTTGTCCGGCTTTTCGGAGTCGAACCCATCGCGCACAGGCTGGCCTGTGTTGCGCGCCCCATCTACCAGCGGACCAGGGCACCGCTACAAGCGCGACCACCCTAGCACACTACCCGCGACGGCGCACCGGCTCACCCCGCTGCTCACGCGGGGCCGGTGGCTCGGCCACCACCAGGGCCCGGCGTCCCCGGTGGTCCACCACAAGCGGCACGGGCGGGAGCGCCGGGACGGTCGAGCAGGCATGGCCGCCCGGGGCAGGGCAGCCGCAGAGCGGGCATGGGCTAGTCATGGTCGGGATCCTCGGGCCCCAGGAGCATGACGCCCGCGCGATCGCGGGACTGGGTCAGCGCGGCGAGGGCCTGATCCCAGCCGCGCCGCCGCTCGTGCGACCAGTCGGCCGCCATCGACTCGGCCGGGTACGGCGGCGAGACCTCCCAGAGGACAACCCACGGCTGCCCCTGCCGTCGATGGTCGTCCATGGTCTCTCGCTCCACGCATACCGAGCCGTCGGGGAACACGACGCGCTCGCGTACGCCCGGCTCCGGCGAGCGGAAGATCTTGATCGGGGGCAGCATGGCGGCCGCCCGCTTGGCCGTGGCCCAGGCCTTGTCACGCTCCTGGGTCACGGCGGTGAGCTTGCCCAGGGCTTCGTCGCGCTCGGCGGTCAGGCGGGCCAATCCGTCGCGCTCGCGCAGCTCGATCGTGGCCAAGAGCTCGTTGGTCCGCTCGGTCATGGCCCGGGCCGCGTCGCACTCGCCCACGGCTTCCGCCCAGTCGCGGGCATACGCGTCCCGCTCGGCGATCAACCTGGCCCGCTCAGCGTTGTACAGGTCTCCCAGGGCAGCATGCCGCTGCCGGGCCACGAGTTCGTCGGCCTTCGCTCGGTCGGCCTCGCCCTCCGCGGCGCGGACCTGGTCGAGTAGGGCGAGGATCTCGGCCGCTCGCGACTTCGCCAGGAGGCGCAGACGATCGGCTTCCTCGCGGGCATGGCCGCGCGCGGCCGTCAACTCCAGGACACGGTCTTCCGCGGCCTCGGCTCGGAGCTCCGCCGCATGGGTCGCGTCGTGCTCGGCCTCCAGGCGGCGCTCCAGGTCGGCCACCCGCTCGGCCCGTCGCTCAGCCCTGAGCCAACCCTCGCGCGCGTCGGCCAGCTCGCGCTCCGCCTCGCGTCCTCGCTGGGCCTGCTGTTCAAGGCCGAGCCGGTCGCGCGCTCGTGCATCCCGCTCGGCCTCCATGGCGGCCACGCGGCGCTCGGCTTCGTTGGCAAGCTCCGAGGCTCGGTCGCGCTCTGCCCAGGCCAGCCGCTCGCGCTCCTGGGCATCGGCTACGTCCTTGCGCAGCCGTGCGGCCGTGGCCTGGAAGTGCGTCGCATCCGATGCGAGAACACCGATCCTCGCCGCGATGTCGCCGTCCCCAACCCCGGCGGCGTCCAAGGCAAAGCGCGCGTCGTCGAGCCGTCGTGCTGTGGCGAGCTCGCGGAGATCCGCGGCCACCAGGGCCTCGTAGTCCTCCCGGGACATGAAGCGTCCGAACAGCGCCCACGCGTCATGCGCAGCCGCATCTGGCGACGATCCGCTCCCAACCATGTGGCCCAGCCCGTGCACGACCCACCATGACGGCGGGCTGGTAGCCGGCCGCATCGAGCACCCCGGAGGCAGCACGGGCTCGGGATCGCTTGGCGGATCGGTCGTGTCGGTGTCCCGGATCACGGGCTCGACACCCGCCGGAACCGACCGATCCACCATGCCGGTCGTGATCGTCACCCCGGGCGGGCGGCGAAGGCCCCGGCGCGCCTCCGCGGCCATCGCTTGCGTGGCGCCGACAAGCCAGAGGGCCCCGCAGCTGGGACCGCGGATCGCGGAGGACGTCCAGGCCACCCGGATCGGCATCGCGCCGTCGCGCACCATCTCCGAGCGCATCGGGACCCAGGACCAGCCAAGCGCCACCAGGGACTCCATGGCCTGGGCGGGCGGCTCTGCGGCGACGACCAAGCAAGACGTGCCGGCCCGGGCCAAGCGGTCGATCTCGGCGGCGGCCCGGGCAACCTCGGCCTCAGGGGTCGCCGGATCGACCGTGCGGCCTAGGTCGCGGGCCAGGGCTTCTAGCAGATCCTCCAGGGCGTCGCGGAGAAAGGTTAGACCCACCGGGCCGGACCGCAGGTGATCAAGAAGCTTCGCGTACGTGTTCATTCGCAATACGCTAGCACAGACGCGACCGGCATGCTAGCGTGGGTAGGCATGAGCGATCGACAAGACGGGTTTTGGTGGGTGCGCCTGCGTGGCGGCGGCGGCCGTTGGGTGTGCGGCGAGCTGGTGACCGTTGACCGGCCTACGGCCACCACGCCGGATGCCTGCCAGCGATACATCCGCATCTACGGTGGGAGCTACATCGCGGAGGCCGTGACCCAGTGGGGGCCGTACGTGCCTTCGCCAGACGAGCCGGGGGTGGAGCCATGAAGGCCACCGAATGGCTCATTGCCGTGAGCCACCGGATCGGCCCTAGGCGCTCGCGGCTAGCCAGCATCCACCGCACGCGGTCACGCAAGCGGGCGCGCCGGCTGGCCCGTGAGGCACGGCGCCTGGGTCACGCCGTGGACGTCTTGCAGCGCTGCCCGGGGTGCCCCTGGACGGTCATGGGCGAGAAGCTGCGGCGGCGGGGTCAAGATCGCGTGGCCCTCGCATGCGTACGTCTGGCACGTCGCGGTGCCCCCGGCCCCGCCCGGAGCACTTGGCCCGGGATGGCCGGGTGTTCGTCTCGCGCATCGGTGGCATCGTGGCGCCGCTCGCACTTGCCGGGGGTGAAGCCATGAAGGCCACCCGCCGCCGCTTCCTCGCCGGTGCTGCCACGCTCGTGGTCGCTCCGTCCGTGCTCACGCAGACGCTCACCTTCCCCACGGGCGTCCGGGCGACGTTGGATCTCGCGGCTACGGGCGAGTCGTTCAGGGGCCCGGCCGATTGGCTCAGCGGCCCGTCCATCCTGCGGCGCCCCGCAACGGACACGGAGCCCGAGGGGACCGACGCCGATTTGCGCGAGCGCGCACTGCTCACGTTCGGCGGAGCGTTGGCCACTAGGGGGCCACGTGGTGGCTAGATCCCAGGGCGGCCAGGTCGGCCGCCGAGACCTTCCACTCCCCGCCGAAATCCCAGTAGGGCAGGGCCCCGGAGCGCATGAGCCGTCGGAGCCGGCGCACGTTGATCCGGGCGGCCGCGCAGGCCTCTTCCTCGGTCAGCAAGTCGGCCGGCGGTCGGGCCGTGCTGGGCGGCGTGGACACGAGCGACACCACGCCCTCCGGCATCACGCCGTCGTCCGGCGCGTCGGCCAGCGGAGCGTCGCTGTCCAGCGGCTCGGAGCCCGGCGGTCCCTCCTCGGGCGCGTCCGGATCCAGGGGGCCGTAGAGCTCGAGCACCGCGGGCTCGCGGCGGGCCTCGGCTCGGTCGATCACACGGGCGCCCAGATCGGTGGCGCGGCGCTGGGCTCGGGCGAGGTCGCGCTGGGCCTGCTCGGTCTCGCTGAGCGACCAGAGCGGGCGCCACTCCACCGTGTAGGGCAGGCGCTGGCCTCCCGTCGGGCCTTCGTGGGACAGCATCACCAGGTCCACCACGGCCTGGATCGCTGGCGTGTAGTGGCGGGGCTGGCGAGCCGCGACGGTGTCGTACCAGGCCCGGAGCTCGCCGTTGGAGCCGTTGCTGAAGCCCGCGGTGAGCTTGCCCAAGAGCACCAAGCGGGGCATGCCGTCCGCCGCGGCGATCAAGGCGTCCTCGAGCGCGAGCACGGCCTCGCCCAAGCCGGCCATGCTGCGATTGTGCACCTGGTAGGTCTCGCCGGGCCCGAGCGCGATGTCGTTGTACATGCCGGCGGAGCGCCGAAGGGCCAGCATGCGGGCGTCCCAGATCGCCGGGCCTTGCTCGGTCTCGAGGCCTTCGGCCAGGCCTTCAGAGGTGAGCGTGCCCTGGTTCAGCATCGACACGGCCTCGGCCACCTGGTCGAGCGTCGCGCCGTAGTTGCGCAGGGCCGAGAAGCACTGGTCAAAGATCGAGCCGTCCCAGCCTTGCCGCTGGAGCTTCAACCGGCGAGGTAGCGGCACGCCGTCGAGCCGCACGACCCGATCGGCGTGGACGGTCGCAACCTGGCCCACCCCGCCGCCGCGGTTGAGGTTCAACCGGTAGAGTTGCGGCTTGCCCCACGTCTGCGGCTCGTCGCGGTCCATCCCGATCCGCTGCACCGTGAGCTCGTAGCGATCGGCGTCCAAGATCCCGCGCACGGCCCGGATGTTCGAGCGGTCGATCGGCTGGTCGTACGGCCGGCCGTCGTCCACCAGGAGCACCAGGGCGCCGCCGCCGTAGGCCCGGGCCCACGTGCGGGCCTTGGCCAGGACGGACAAGAGGCCCAGGCCGCGGCCGTGCTCGCCCCCCTCGCATGCCTGTTCGACGGCATCGGCCGCCCCGGGGTCTAGGCCTACGAGGTCGTAGCCCTCGCGCGTCGCGTCTTCGGGCTCTTGGGACGCGATCCGACGGGCCAACGGGTTGGCGCTCAGCAGCGCATCGGCCAGCCACTGGTCCACCGGGTAGCCGGGATCCCAGCTCGTCTGGGCCGTGCGATCGGTGGCTCCGCCCTGGCCACCGGGGCCAACCCAACGGCCGCCCGGCGAGGCCGTCCCCCAGTGGTCGCGCCGGGCCAGGGCGGCGAGGGGCCGGGAGTCTTGGCGGCGGAGCAGTCGGGAGAGCAGGCCCACGGCGGGAGCCTACGGGGCGGGTTGCGCGTGATGGTCCAGTGTGCTAGGTGTGTTGCATGAGTGCGTCGGTCGATCGGTGCTGCGTGAAGCGCATGCGGGATTACCACTACGTTCAATGCTCGCGGCGGGCAACGGTCCAAGAGGGCGGGAAGTTCTATTGCACGCAGCACAGCCCGGCGAAGGTGGCTGCGGCCAGGACAGCACGGCGCGCGAAGTGGGAAGCTGAGTACGACGAGCAGGCCCGGAAGGACCGGCGCGAGCAAGCGGAGCGAGGCATAGGGCGGGCCGTGCTGGTGCGCGTGGAGGCGCACGGAGATCACGATCTGCCGCCGTGGCTCCAGTCCGTGATCGCGGTAGCCAGGGGCGAGCCCTAGCCCCGCCCCTGGGCCGCGCGCCCCATGCCGGCCGCGATCCTGGTCCAGGCCTCGGCCGTCGTGAGCGGGGAGACGCGGGCCCGGTCCGTGCCGTCGCCCAGGTGGTGCAGGGCGGCCCAGACCGCAGCGTCCATGCGATCGGCTTGCTGCCGGTCGTGCGGGCGGTTGGGGTCGTAGGTGGTCAGCTGCCTCTCGAGCGCGACCCAGCGCCGCGCTGGCCCAACGTGCGTGACCTTGCCGGCCTCCCAGGCCGGGGCCGCGAAGGCTGCCCGCTCGGCCTTGTTGCGGTGGGCCGTGACCAAGACGATCTTGGGCTTGCGCCGGCCCTGAGCGCGAGCGCGGAGCCATGCGGCTTCCACGTTCTCGCGCACCATGCCGCCGCCATTGTTGTCCTCGGCCACGATCTCGTGTGCGTCGATCTCGAGCGCGAGGGCCACGACGCGATCGGCCCAGTCGCGCGGGCGCGCCACCAGCGAGGCATCCCGGGTGAGCCAGAGCCGGCGCCGCTTGACCGAGTAGGCCGTGCCGATGATCCCGCACTCGCACACGTCGTCCGAGCCTTTGACGCGCTGGCCGTCCGAGACCGACGGGTCCACCACCACGGCGCGGCGATCGGCGTCGGCCGGGATCTGCTCGTCCTCGCACCGCTGGATCCAGTCCTGCACCCACAGGGCCCCGGGGGTCCCGAGCCGGATCAGGCCCTCGATCTCCTGATCGCCGTCCCGGGTGCCCGCGTACTTGGCCACCGTGCGGGTCATGAAGCGGTCCGACAGATTGCTGGCGTTCTCGTAGGTCGAGCCGCCGATCACCCTCGAGTCAGGGTTTCGCAGGTAGCGGCAGTGGTCGGCCGCCATGACGGTCTCGTGCTCGGGCGTGCCCAGCGGCGCCTTGATGGGTTGGCCGTCGGCGAGTTGAAAGGCCAGCCGGAGGATCAGCGACGTGCCCAGCGGCGTGCTGGTGATCAGGCCCCGGGGGTGGTGGCCGGCCGAGGACTTGCGCAAGGCATCCTCGGCCGCGCTCCAGCTCTTTTCGGCCTTGGACCAGTGGGGCAGCTCGTCGGCCCAGATGAACCCGAAGTTTGGGCCTCTGAACGAGGCCGGCACGTCGCCGGTCATGAGCCGCGCCTTGACCCCGTTGGCCCAGGTAAGCGTCATCCGTTGCTTGTTCCACACGGGCCGGAGCTCGGGCGGGCACGAGGCCATGATGCCCGTGTCGCCGTCCACCATCGTCTCGTTGACGTCGTTCGCCGTGCGGCCCGCGATCCCGATCATGCCGCCGCGCCCGGCCGCTCGGTCGTCTGGCCCACGGGCAACCCGGCCCCCGCATAGCTCCGGGTGCTGGGCCACGTAGTGCACGGCATGGGCCCCGGCGCTTGTCTTGCCGAACCCGCGCCCGGCCGTCATGAGCGTGTAGGTCTCGGGCCCCGGCCGCCAGATCTGCTCGGGCCGGCCCCACCATGACCAGTCCCACCGCAGGCGCGCCCGGGCCTCCCTGGTCGGGTACAGCCGGGCCATGAACTCGGCCCGCAGGTCAGCCGGTAGGTCGGCCCACCGCTCGGCCCTGCTCGCCGTCATGCCCTGGCCTTGGCTCGCCGCTCCACCATGGCGTCCAGCATGGCGTCGACGTCGTCCGCGCACTCGTCAAGCCTTTGACGATGATCCACCATCGAGTGCTCGACCCGCTCGGCCGCGATCTTCGGGCCCATGTGGGTCAGAAGCCATTGAGTCACGGCCAGGTCGCCGGCCTCGGCCGCCGCTTCCAGTCGGGCCACGTGTCGCCCCGCCCACCAGCCGTGAGCGATCCGGATCTCGCGCACGAAACGCATGTGCTCCGTGACCGGTCCCGGGTCCTCACCTGCCGCGTTGGCCTTTTCCCAGGCCTGTTGCTCCACGTGGCCGCGCTGTAGCCATTCCTTCACCGTCACGGGGTGGACGCCCGCCATGTCGCACGCGCGATCGACCGAGCCCGTCCCGGCGACCTGCCCGACCAGCAGATCGCGAATTCCTTGGCACCATGCACCCGGTCCCTTGCGGCGCGGGTTCGGCAGCACGGACGCAAGCGCGACGTCGAGCCATGCGGGGCGCTGACCCGGTGTCCATGCCGTCGGTTGACCGAGAGCACCGCCCTCTCGGGGCTTCGTCGGGTCTCCGCGACGCTTGCGGGGCTTCGTACTAGCCATGCAGGGATGATAGTGCTACCTATGCAGGCATGAGCAAAACCGCAAAACCGCAGTGGGTACTAGACCGGGAGCGCGAGATCGAGGTCATGGGTCCCCCGCCGGCCAGCGGCGCGAGTGTGGGCGACCTCTTGGGCGTCGGGCTCGGCCTGGCCATCCAGGCGGGCCTTGTGGTGGTCCTTGCCGTGGTGCTCTACCTCATCGGGCGGGCGGTGGTCGGATGAGCTCCGCCTTCATGGTGATCGTCTGGCTGGCCGTCGTGGCCGTCCTGGGATTCGTCCGCGAGACCACCGGGGGCCGCCATGGGTAGCCCCGCACCGTCCTACCCGCTGACCCAGGCTGCCCTCGCGGCCTATGACGAAGAGGACGCGGCCTTCCATGCGTGGCTCCAGGCCCTGCCGGACGCTCCGCCGTGGGATGAAGCCGAGCGCAGCCATGACGCCTTGGACGCCGCGGCCCATGCCGTCTCCGAGGCCTGGGCCACGGAGACGGCTGACCGGTGGCCATGGGAAGTGGCCGTCATGGTCCGGCCCGGCCCGTGGCTGCGCGCCCAGATCGGCGGTGCCGCATGACCGATGCACCCGTATCCCGTCCCCGCCCGACGACCGAGCCCTACGGCCTGGAGCGCGAGCGGCTCGCCCGACTCCAGCGAGAAGCCGATGCGTTGGCGGAGCGCGACCGAGCTCGCCGCGAGCAGCACGCTCGCTCGGCCGCGGCGCTCTACCGGGGCGCCGCCCTGCTTGGGGGTGCCCGATGAGCCGCGCTACCACGGGCCACGTCCTGGTCCGGATCGATGACCTCCGCGACCGGCTCCACGATCGATGGCTCGCCACGCCGGGCCTGGCCCCGACGTGCACGCTCCTGGACGTCCTGGAGGACCTGGCGGCCCTGGGATGTGAGCGCGCGGCTGCCATGCTGGACCGCGAGCGCCGGAGGCCCCAGGCATGACGCGCCCGCTCCACGGCTGGATCGTCTCCGACGGCCAGACCCTGCGGCTCCGCTCGGTCCCTCGGCGCCGCGGTGGCTCCGAGCTTGCCCAGCGCCGCGTCGGGCCCGATGTCATCGAGGCCTTCGATCGCCAGGAGCCCGGCGAGGCCACGACCCAGGATCCGGCGGTGCGGCCCGGCTCGGTCATTGATGGCCGGTGGGTGCTGCTCGGCGGGCGGCAGGTGTGGCCATGACGTCCAAGATCCGAGGGGCCGACGCGCCGGACGTACTCGCCGCATGGGAGCGCCGCCGTTCGCTGGAGCCCGACCAGAGGCACAACCTTCGCGCCGAGATCGCCGATCTGATCGAGCGGGCTTTTCGCTACGGGTGCGATGTCGGGACGGCGGCCGAGCGCGACCGCGTGCGAAAGGTGCTCGGCCTGTGACCCAGCTCGGCCCGCCGACCTCCGCCGTTGGGGTCGTGCTGCCATGAGGTCCGCCGCGCTGTACCTCGGAGACTGCCGCGAGCTCCTGCGGTGGCTCCCGGACTGCTCGGTGGACGCCGTCATATGTGACCCGCCCTACGAGATCGGCTTCATGGGCCACGGGTGGGACGTCACCGGGATCGCGTTCGACCGCGAGGTGTGGCGCGAGGTCCTGCGGGTCCTCAAACCCGGCGGTCACGTCATCGCCTACGGGGCCGCTCGCACGTACCACTGGCTCGCCTGCGCGGTGGAGCTTGCCGGGTTCGAGATCCGGGACATGGTGCCGTGGCTGCAAGGCCAGGGCATGCCCCACGGGGATGACATCTCAAAGCGCATCGACAAGGACGCGGGAGCGGTGCGGCCCGTGGTGGGCAAGCATCCTCGCCCGGCCAGCAACGGCAAGGCGGGCACGCTCGCGCTCGGTGGAGCCTGGCAGGACGCGCCGGTCATCACCGCCCCGGCGACTCCCGAGGCCGCCCAATGGGAAGGGTGGAACACCCAACTGGCCCCCGGGCATGAGCCGGCCGTGCTGGCCCAGAAGCCCTGCTCGGAGCGCACCATCGCGGCCAACGTCCAGCGGTGGGGCGTGGGTGGGCTGAACGTAGGAGCGTGCCGGCTGGAGGGTGCCGGCGGTGGCACGCGGTGCTCGTGGTGGCCCGCGAAGTGCCAGGGGCACGGCACCGGGAACGAGCGCGCACAGTCGGGCGCCACGAACCACGGCAGCCCACCGCCCGGCTGGCCAAACGTGTCGACCGGCCGCTGGCCCCCGAACCTCACCCTGAGCGAGGCCGCGGCGGCGAGGCTTGATGCCTTGGTGGGGAAGCGGACGATCGGTACCGCGGTCAAGCGCAACCTGGGCCCGGACGGTGGCTCGCCCGGCCGCATTGGCTGCGCGCCACGATCGCAACAGCAGGAGGACATCCACCGTGGTGGAACCGGGGCCGTGTCCGAGTTCTTCTACACCCCCAAGGCCGCGACCCGGGAGCGTGAGCAGGGCTGCGAGCACCTGCGGTGGGCCAAGGGCCCCGGCGGTGGCTTCGTGCCCTGGGAGCCCGGCATGGTGCTGCTGGTCGACAAGGACGGCCAGCCCATCGGCAACCCCCACCCGACGGTCAAGCCGCTCGCCTTGATGCGCTGGCTCGCCCGCATGGTGACCCCGCCGGGCGGCTTGATCCTGGACCCCTTCATGGGCTCGGGCACCACCGGGGTTGCGGCCGTGCGCGAGGGGTTCCGGTTCATCGGCTCCGACATGACGCCCTGGGCCCATGCGGTGGCCCGAGCCCGCATCCGGTGGGCGCAAGGCCTGGGCGTGGCCCTGGAGGACGTGCCGCCGCCGGTGGCCGGCCTGGCCGTCCAGGGGAGCCTGTTCTGATCACGATATACCGGTGAGCCAGCCGGAACTTTTCTGACCAGCCGGCCGGTCAATGCAATACTTGTTGACGGCGGGCGGGCGATCGTCAATGGTGCCGCCCATGCAACGCCTCGCCGTCCTTGCCCTCCTTTCGCTTTCCGTAGTGGTCGGCTGCGACTCAGAGCCTCCCGATATGGAGTTCAGGTCGCTTCAGCGCTTCTCATACAATTGGGGCATCGGCACACTGTATGTCGTGGCCGACAATACCGCTGATCTGGTGCGGGTGAATCCGCGACTGATCGATCCCTTGTGCGAGGCCTTCGCCACCCCGGCCGAGACGATCGCGCTCGCCGATGCGCTCGCCGATGGCGAGACCGGGGCCGTGTTGCTGGAGATGGACTTGACCAGCGGCGACTATGCCCGCGTCGGATCCGAGTTCCTCGGCGGCTGGGTGCGGCACCTATACACCAGCAACGGCCCGGGCAACGCGGCCGCGCAGGTCAATCCGTATTTCTGCCGGATCGGATTTCTGCCGGACGGCCAAGGCGGACCCGATGCCGACCAGGTGATCGGCATGCTGGACGACGCGGCTGCGTTCGCCGGCTCCTAGGCCACCAGCAGCACGATCGATCCGGTGCCGCCGGCCACGCCATCCAGACCTGGAGGCGTGGCCTGGTTCGTTCCACCAAGCCCACCGGCCCCGCCGTTGACCTGGATCGTGCCAAGGGTGCCGCCTACAGCCTCGCGATGGACCACGAACACGCGGCCACCACCGCCGCCGCCTCCTCCGCCCACACCGTCAGAGCCGAGCACGACCGCGTTTCCTCCGGCTCCACCGTTGGCCCGGATGGTCCCCTGATTGTCGATCCTGCGGGCCCACAAGACCAGGACGCCCGCACCGCCCCCGCCCCCGCCCGCCGTGCCGCCGTCGTACACGGCACCAGAGCCGCCGCCGGAGCCACCGCGCCAAGCCGTGATGCTGCCCGTCGGATAGCCCAGCGCGGCCGCGGCGTGCCGACTGCCGCCAACGCTCGCCGCCGGGGCCGTGAACGTCCCGCCCGCGCCGCCGGCGTTGCCCTGCTCATCGATCCCGCCTGCGCCACCCTGTGCGCCGAGGGCAAACGTGATGCTGGTGCCGACCGTGCCCGCACGGCCCGGCGCCGTGTCGGTCGCACCGTTGGCGCCAGCCGTACCGCCGCCGAGGCTCCCGACGGGCGCTCCTGCGCCGCCCGTGGCCCCGCTCGCCGCTCCGCCATCGGCATGGATCACCCCGCCGACCGCCACGGAGAGCAGGCCGGCCACGAACACCCGGAATCCGGCGGTGGCCAACGTCGACCCGTTCGGCACCGTCAAGTCGTCGTAGTACGTATCGGCGGCAAGCGTGGTCGTACCTGCGCCAAGTGTGACGACGCCGGCTGAGCCGTCGCCATAGACGGCCGTCCCCTGCTCGTCGCGCGAGAACTGGCTCCACTCCTGGGCGCGGGCCAGCCACTCATTCTCCGACTGGGCCAGCCGCTCGCCTACAGGCGTGGCTCCGGCGGCCGCCCATGCTTCGATCCCGGTCGCGACCCGGCGAGCCGCGCCGTCCCATGTTGGCGTGCCGGGCACGACATAGACGCCGTCGGTCGCGTAGGCCGGTAGGTCGTACTGAGGGGCGCTGGACGTCGGCACACCGGGAGGCTATTCGCCGCCGATCGGCTGCCCGGTGGCGTACCACGATCGAGAGTCGCTGACCCCCGTGGTGCTCCCGTAGCGGCCAGGCTCGCGCGTCGTCGCGCCCGTCGTGCTCGCGTAGCCGCCCACGTCGGCGGCGGTCCAGGTGGACAGCAGGGCGCCGACGCCCGCGGCCGGCACGTCGGCCAGGACGTCCAACAAAACAAGGAACACGTCGGTCGCGACGTCGGGCGCCGAGATCACGATCGTGGCCGGCCAGATCTCGCGCACCCGCACGTCGTCACCAAGGAGCGATCGCGTCAGCTCCACGAGCTCGGGGATCGTGCCGCTCGAGAGCAGTGACGCGGCCTCGGCCCGGATGGCCAGCCGGTAGAGCGCATCGCTCAAGCCCTGCCGCGGGCGCCCCACGAGCGCGCCGATCTCGTCCAACACGGTCCCCTCGGCGTTGACGAGCCATCGGCCTTGATCGACCGAGCCCACGGCGGCCTCCATGTGGGCCATGCCCTGGCCGATCAGGGTCAGCAGGGTGTCCCACCCCGGGGCGTTGCTCAGCTGGTACCACCGGCGGCGGCGGGCCGTCGTCTCGGCGTCCAGCTCCCCCGGCCCGATCGGCAGCAGGGGCGCGTCGCGGTCCGTCTGGTCCGTGCCCTCGCGCTGGGCCCAGGGGATCGTGCCGAACGTGACCGGGGGGACGAAGGCCATGGCGGGAGGCTAGAACAGCCGGCCCTGGCCGAGTTGCTCGTTCACGATGTCGACCCAGCGCCGGCCGTCGCGCTCGCGGTGGCCGAGGTCGCCGCCCACGAAGCGCCGGCCGTGGCGATGGCAGGCCAGGGCTACGGTGCCGGAGCCAACGAATGGGTCGCACACGAGGCCGTCGGGCGGGGAGTAGCAAAGCACGTAGGCATCGGCGAGAACGCGGGAGAATGGCGCGTGGTGCTCTTGCTCCGTGGTCCCTGGCTTGCACCACAGAGCCGTCGTCACCTGTCGCGTGTCCGCTTGTACGTGCGCGGGGTTCTTGATCGTTCGCCCGTCCGGGTGGCGCGTCGTCGTCTTCTGTCGTGCGCCCGCCGATACAGCCGGGGTCTGATAGGCCGTGTGGTCAAAGTGCGGGTTTGCGCCGGGCCGAGCGAACACGTGTACTGGCTCCCAACCGCTGCGCCACCGCACCCAGAAACGACCCGGTGCACCATCGCGCACGTACGCGCAGTGCTCTAGGTACCGGAACCCGATCACCTTGGCCCAATCAAGCGCCACCTCGAACGCGATCAAGCTCCGTTCGCTCTCGCCAAGCTCGGGCCGCCACACCTTGACGGGCCCATCGACGTTGAGCGCGCACACGCCCCCGGGCTTGAGCGCATCGAACACGGCGCGGCCCAGCCGGTGGTAGCCCTCAAGCGTGGTGTCGAACGTCGCATAGCCCTCGTGATTCTCCCGCGCGTCCGGGTAGGGCGGGCTCGTGAGCACCAGATCGGCCCCGCCGGCATCCCGTGCGGCCACGAGCGAATCGAAGGCGTCGCGGTGCTGGACATCGAATGCACTCATTCGTGCATAAGTAGCACGCCGGGCGCCCGGGCGGCTAGACGACCGCGACGGTGATCCGCGTGCTGGACACCCGGAGGATCTCATTGCTGGCCACCGTGATGTCGGCGGCGGCGAGGGTCGGAGGATCGCCCGGGGCCGCCGTGGCGTCGGCCGTGATCACGATGGCCGAGATGCCGGGCACGGTGAGCAAGATCGGCAGGTTGACCGCGACGCGGTAGAAGTCCTGGCCGAGCCCCAGCGCGTCGTCCAGGTAGTCCACCACGGCCTCCAGGATCGCGCCCTCGGGGTCACCCGTGCTGGGGAAGCCCTCACCGGCCGTGACCTCGATCTCCAGGTGCAGATACAGCTCGGTGCCGGGCGACACGCCCACGCGGTGGAGTTCGCCCACCTCGTCCTCGACCGTCACCTCGGTACCGCCCCATGCCCGGATGCCGGCGGGCTTCTGGATGAACACCACCTCGCCCACCTGCTGGGCCGTCGCGGTCCCGATCCACGTGACCTCGAAGCTATGGCCCGGACGGCCTTCGATCGTCACGCCCTGGACGTTCTCGTCCACCCGGCAGTATTCGACCAGCGGGTCGGGGAGCTCGCTCAGCACGGCGGCCCGGATCCGTTGCGGCGTCCCGCGTCCGCCCACGTTGATCGTGTCGAGGTGCCGCGCCCTGAAGTCCACGTCGGTCTCGCGGTCGCGGCCCGGCGTGCCGTCTGCCGGGTTGACGATGCCCTGGAGACCGGTGGCCGGCGCCGCGATCTCGATCAGCGTGCCGGCCAAGACGACGCGCGGGCCCGTGACGGCGCCGGCCATCTCGAGCGCGACACCACCGTAGACGGCCGCGCTGCCGGGGTCGGTCGACGCAGGTGAGATCGCGGCCGCGATCCAGCTTCCCTGGATCACGATCACCCACCGGTCGGCGTTTGGGTGCGGGTGGGTCGTCACCGTGTAGTCGGGCCAAGTCGACACGATCTCGGATGCCAGGCCCTCGGCCACGTCTTGGGCCGAGGTGCTGCTGGCGTCGAACGTCTGCGACACCGGACCGCCGCCATCGTCGAATTCGATCCCGTAGGTGTCGCCGTCGATAGCTCGCAGGACCTCGTAGACCACTACGGCGGCGTCATCGGCCGCCGGGATCGTGCCGGCTTCCTGCACGACGTATCGATCGCCGTCGGTCGGGCCGGCCGATGACACGGTCGCCGCTGGACCCGTGCCGACGCCGTCCCACACGACCGTCGTCGCATCGCCGTACCAGATCGCCGTCACGCTGGTCGGCAGGGCGGGCAGGCGCACGCGTCCGAAGATGTCGAGCAGCTGGTCGAGCGCCACGCCGCTGGCGGTGCGGAAGAACGAGCTCGCCCACACGCTCTGGAGGGCGTCGCTCTGGAGCGTGTGGCCCAGCGTCAGCGTGTCGACGACGAGCCCGAAGGGTGTCTCGGCGCGCGTGTCGGCGTCGGGCCCGTAGGCGGCGCGCCATCGCGTCTCCCAGAACGCGCGCCAGTCCGCGTAGCGCCAGAGCGGGAGGCCGGTCTCTCCGACGACGAGCGGATCGGGCATGGCGGGAGGCTAGGGCAGGAGCGCCGCGCGGGCCTGCTGGGCCATGGCCGTGATGGCCTCCAGGATCTCGGCCGGCGTGGCCACGATGGTGATCGTGGCCGGCGCGCCACCGTGCTGGCCGTCGAGCACGAGCACGACCGTGCTGTCCCCGGGGCTCAGGGCTTCCAGGCGAGATGCGTCAGCGAAGGCCATCGAGAGCGAGTCGGTTTGCATGGCCCGAAGGCTACACCAGGATCGTGATCGAGCCGCGCAGTGCAGCTCGTCGTCGCTGGTCGGCCAGGCTCGCCTGGGCCGCGTAGCTCACCGTCGCCGTGCGGTCCTCGATCTCCACCGTGGTCTGCTGGGCCACGATGCCGGGGCGCGACAAGACGCCGCGCTCTCCCACGACCTGAGCCAGCACGCCCGGGCTCGCGCCGCTCTCGAGCAACGGGCCCCACGGGATGCCAAGATCCAGGCGCGTTGGGATCTCGCCCTGCCGGAGCCCCAGGTATAGCCGCAGGTCCTGCTCGATGGCCTCGATGCCATCGACGAGCGTGAAGCCCTGGTCGTCGAGCACAAGATCAAGCGTCGTGGGATCGACGGCCCAGGTTGAAGGCATGGTGGGATGGTAGGGCGGCGTCGCGTGTGCTAGCGTGGCGGCCATGAGTGACACCCGAACGAACGACGAGATCCTGGCCGACGTCCAGGCCTTGGTGGACTCCATCCCGCCCAACCTGCCGCGAGCCACCGTGCTGGACCCGCGCGCGCTGGAGCGGGTCGAGGGCTTGCCCTGTCTCCCACCCGGCTTGATGTTCCGCCACGCCATGGAGACCCTGCGCGCCTACCTGGCCGCGATCCGCCCCCGCCGCTCCCGTCAACTCCGCTCGCCGCGTCGCCGGCAGCAGCTGCGCACGTGGGCCCGGTTGACCGGCGGCCGGCTCATCCGCACGCCGGCCGAGCGGCGCACCATCGTAGGCCTAGACCGGCGCCGCGGAGCACCGGCCTCGGTCGGCCCCGCGACCACGGAGGACTCCCAGGCCTTCACGACGTGGCTGGCCACCCGCGAGCGGTGGGGCTTGGTGGCCGACGCGAGGCCGCGCCGCTCGGGCGAGGTCATCCTGGCGCAGCCGCTCACGCCCCAGGGGTAGCTACTCGGCCACCGTCTTGGTCGTGGCCATCGCGGGCAGGGCGACGGAGACCCCCAGCGCCGTGATGGCACCGGCCAGGCTTGTGATGTAGGCGCCCGACACGGCCGGGAGGTTTCCGGCGAAGGGCGGCGGGCCGGCGGCCGTGGCCCACGTCGTGAACGCGGTGGACATCGTGCCCACGAACGAGGCGATCGCGGCCGCGTGCGGCGTGTAGAGCACCACGGGCGAGGCGGCCGTTGCTCCCAGGACGATGCCGGCCGGTCCCCCATCGATCACGATCCGGGCCGGCACGTCCATGGGGATCGAGACCGATGCCGTACCGTCCTCGCGCCCCATGTAGAACGTGCGCGCGGCTCGGGCCACCATGGGGCGGGCCAGCGAGGAGAGCCACGGCAGGCAGAAGACATCGCGGCCGCTGTGCATGGCCTCGCTGCTCGGGTCGAACGCTTGCCCGGTCGTCCACCACTGCCGGAACTCGCGGGCGAGGCCGACCACGATCACTTCGTCGCCGGCCTCCAGTTCGCCGGCCAGGAGCATCCGGCCGAAACGCCACCAACCCACGGGCACCCTGGGTAGGGGCTGCTCGTCCACGATCGTGCCGGCGCGGCCACGCCCGGCGAAGAACCGCCGCCGCCGCACGAGTTGGAGGTCGGCCGTCTGGTCGGGGTGCCAGGCCAGGACCTTGGCCACCCGGATCCCCGTGATGGCCTCCAGGGCGCCGCGGATCAGCGAGGCTCGCACGTCCAGCGGCCCGGGCTCGTCGATAGCGCGCGCGGTAGGCATGCTTGCAGGGTAGCGGGTCGCCGTGCTAGGTGTGTAGACATGAGCACAATCGACGATCACCGGGAGCGCCTGCAAGACCTGGGGCACGAGCTTGGTATCCCGGTCGTGGTAGGCGCGCGGCCCAAGGGAGCGCGCCCGCTGGGCGATGCCCCGCTGGGGGCCCAGCTATGCCGCGGGCGTGACGGCACATTGCTGGTCCACGCGGAGACGATCGAAACCGTCGGGGACGTGGAGGCCACGCTGCACGAGCTCGCCCACGGGGTCGTGGGGCTTGATGTCGAATGGCCGTGTTTCGAGCGTGAGGCCGTGTGGGCGCTCCGCTTCGGGTCCGCCGTGGCGGCCGAGGTTGCCCGTGTGGCCTGGAAGTCGGGCGGATACCAGCCCTAGCGGGGCCGTGCCAGGGCCTGGACCAGCGCGCGCCCGGCCGGGCCCGGGCATTCCTTCTCGCTCACCTCGCCATGCCCGATCACCCACTGCGGGCCAAAGCGCTGCTCTGCGTCCTCGACCAGCCACCGCACGGCCGCGCGCTCGGCCTCCGTGGTCTCCAGGCCCTTGCCCAAGAGCACGATCCCGTGGGTGCTCATGTTGAGCGACGGTGGGGCCGTCTTGCAATGACGCCCGAGCAAGCCCCAGCCGAGCAGCTGGTAGATGTTGCCCCATTCATCCACGGCCCAGTGGTACCCGGCCGCTGGCCAGCCGCGCCCGCCCTTGTTGACCATCCGGGTGCCGCGCTCGTCCGTCACCTCCACCATGCGGCGCGGCGCCGTGTGGACCCGGTGGATCTTGCGGACCCGCTCCAGGGCGTGCTCGGGCGAGGTTGGCCGGACGCTGGCCGTGCAGTGCAGCACGATGCCGGCGCGCCGGGGCAGGCGAGCCGACACGCGGGGCTCCGGGAGCCCGACGTCGCGGCGGCCGAGCAGGCGAGCGATCGCGGCGGGCGGCAAGACGTCCGGCTGCACCAGCGTGGCCGGCATGACCTCCACGGTCGGCAGGTCGTCCGGCGTGGGCTCCGGGGGCTGGTCTTGCTCGGGCGGCTCGGGTTGCTCGCGGCGGCGGCGGGACATGCCTGGGAGGCTATCTTCGGGGTCATGTCGCTTTTCGGTTGACCGGATGCCGCGTTCGTACTAGCTTGATTCTTGTGAACACCGCAACCCGCCCGCTGGCCATTCAGCAACTCCACACCCTCGACACCGTGCGCGAGCTACAGCAGGCCGCGCTCGTTTCGAGCTTCCGGGCACCGACCGCCGGGCCACCGTGGGGCCGCGGAGCGTGAGCCTCTACCGCGTCCTGGACCGCAAGGCCCAGGACTTCCGCAACGTCCCGACCAGCGACACCGAAGCGCTTCGCCGCGCTCTCACGGAGACACCATGAGCACCGACAACGGCACGCTCCCAGGCGACTGGCAGGCATACCCGCGCGACCCGGAGCCCCTTGGCCCGTGTGGCTGCGACGACTGCACCCCGGCCACCGATGGCTCCTATTGCGAGGCGTGTGGCGAGGACATCGCCCCGAGCACGGTGGGGCCATGACCCGCCGCCGCGAGACCCCCGACGCCGCGCCGCCGCGTGGCCGCGTGGTCTGCCCCGCTTGCGGTGGCGATGGCTACGGCGTGGAGCCGGGCGGGTGCGAGCCGTGCAGCGGCCGCGGCCATGTGCCGGACCGTCCGCTTCCGAGACGAGGTGAACCATGAGCGGCGGACGAGCGAGCTACCTCAAGTGCCCCGCGTGCGGCCGCGCCAAGGGCGTGGAGCGTGGGCATTACGTCGGCTTCGACGCGCCCGACGACTACGAGGTGGTGAGGATCGACGCCCGCGAGTGCCTCACCTGCCACGCTCGGTGGCTCCGCTGCGGAACGGTGATCGAGCGCCGGGCCCCGCGGCTGAGCTACAAGACCGATCCTGCGGCGCGCGCGGCCGTCGTCGCTGCGGTGCAGGCCGAAGCCAGGGCGATGGACGAGCGGGCGGCGTCCATGCGAGAAGACGCCAAACGGGCACGGGCGATCGCTGGTCGCATCGCCTCGCTGTCCGGCTAGATCGGGTTGGGGTCCCGCGGGTCGTGTCGCTTTTCGGTTGACGGACGGCCGCGCGTGTATTAGCTTAGTTCTTGTGAGCACCCGAACCTCCCCCAAGCAGTCCGCCGTGTTGCTCTACCTCGCCGCTCGCCCGATTGCAGGCGCGGCGAGCATCCTCGAGATTGTCCGCCGCGTCGACGGGTGCGACCGCGGGCACGCGGCCGGGTATGCCCGGGTCCACCGGCTCGCCCGCCGCGGGCTGCTGCGGCTCGTCCCCTCGGGGGCGCAGCAGCGCGTGCTCATCACTGCACGAGGGCTTGGCGCCCTCGCCTAGCCGCATCGTGGCCGGCACCCCAGCCCGCTCCCTCGACTCTTCCCAGTCGAGGGGCGGGCTTTCGGGGTGCCATGTCCAGATTCACGATCCCATCCCCTGCTCCTCTTGCGGTTCGTTCGGCGTTCCGGCCCATCTCGTGGCGCGACGTCGATGGCCCGGCACCACTGCGCGCCGCCTTGCGCGGGTACACCGGCTACATGGGCAGTGGCTGGGCCGCGTCCGTCGACATCGACGGACACACCTACCGCCTGCGTGGCGGCGGCGGGTTGGGCGGCCCGCGCTCGCGTGCGGTAGCCGGCGAGCCCGGATGCTACGCGCTTGCGGTCGACGGCTGCGTCTACGAAGTCCTGCTGCCGGCCACCACGCCGGTGCCCTGCCCGCTCGACGCCGACGTCACGCTCCAGGCTTTGGAGGAAACGGAGCTCGCGGCACTTGACGTGCCGCTCCCGTCGGACACCGACGAGTGGGAGGACTAGATCGGGCTCGACAACCGCAGCACCGCGGCGCTGGCCATGTCGCCGCTGCGGTTGTCGATCGCGTGCTCGACGGCCTCCACGCGGTAGGTCCCTCGTTGCTCGCTGGACGCCAGCGCGACCAAGTGCCCGCACCGCAGCGCGCTGGCCAGGGCGCACCGGATCCGCAGGCCCTGGCCGTCGATCGGCTCGGCCTCTTGGTAGAGCCGAATCGCGTTGGGCAGCGGCTCGGGCGACACGACGAGTGGCTGGCCCGGCAGGCTCTCGCCCTCGCCCAGGATCCAGATCTGGCCGTCCTCCACCCACCACAAGAGCCGGAGGGCGTCGCACATGTCTTGGATCGCGGCCGCACAGTCGCCAACGCACGACAGGCCCCCGACGAGCACAAATCCCTGGAGCGCGGCGAGTCCCTGGGTCGGCGCGAGATCGAGGCCCAGCGTGGTGGCCAGGTAGGCCAGGACGGCCCCGCTGGTCGTGCCGGGCGCGAACTGCTTTGACGCCACGGCCTTGGCCAACTGGAACCCGCCATCGGTGGCCTGGATCTCCGTGATCCAGTCGGGCCCCTGCCGTCGCGATCGCACGCTCGTGGCCGTCCCGCGGAAGACCTCTTGCAGCGCGCCGCCCCAGCCGGCCTCCAGGATCACGGCCGCCATGCCGGCCAGCGTGGACGTCACGATCTGGCCGCCAGGGCGCAGCACGCCGTCCACATTGACGACCGCTTGCGGCGGGAGCCACTGCGCGACCGATCGCACCGTGCCGGCGATCGTGTCCCGGGTCGTCTGCGAGAGGCCCAGGATCCGGATCGTGGCCGTTTTGGGCGCCGGGCTGAGCGTGTTGGTCACGCTGGCCTGGATCCACAGCTGGGGCTCGGCTGGCACGCCCGGCAGTGGTGGCCGGGCATTGATCACGATCGGCGGCGTGGCAGCTCCGCCCAGGTCCTGCGGCGGGTAGACGGTCAGCCCGACCCCGCGGTCGTACTGTCGGAGGGCCGCCACGCTCGGAGGCTAGAGGGGCCGCCGGTGGGCCCCACGGGGCCTAGGACCCGGGCCAGCGTGGCGTCGGTCTCCCGTGCCTCGGGCGAGCCGCCCAGGGCCAGCACGACGTCGCGCACCTGCCCGTCGCGGCACCGCTCCAGGAGCGCACGGGTGCCCGGGACGGCCGCCAGACCGAGCCCGCCCAGCACGTGGTAACGGCCGGGCCAAGCCCGGGTGATCGAGCGGCGAGCGGCCGGCGTCGTGACGACCAGGATCGTCTCGGCCGGTCCGCGCTCGCACCCACAGGTCGGGCCGTCCACGTCGTCGCCACAGATCGAGCACCGTAGGACCTGGGCCTCTTGCTCCACCGCGCAGGCCAGGGCTCGCCGGTAGTCCTCCGGCTGGGCCCCGATGGCAGCGGCGAGCCGAGCGGCCGTGACCTCGCCCACGCGGGGCAGACGGGCGAGCAAGCGGGCGAGGCTATCCGCCATAGCGCCGGGCAATCTCCTCGGTGGTGGCTGGCCTGGCCGTGCCATCGGCGGACGAGAGCGTGGCCAAGAACAGGATCAGGGTACGGCGATTCTGGTCGTGCCCTTCGATGCGCCGCCCTGACGGGGAGTAGATGGGGATCTTGCCGCCGATGGCACGACCGGCCCACCCCACCAGGATCCATGTCTTGGGCATCCCCCGAGCGATGCGCCGGGGGACCAGGACAGGTCGCAGCCCTTCGATCAACAGCGCGAGCGACAGGCGCTCGCGCTCGGTCTTGGCGCTCGCGAGCGCGTCTTGCAGCGTCGCGTCCAGGGTCTCGTCGCTCACGTCCCGCGTGCTCATTCAACACACCTAGCACGACGGCGCCCCGGGGTCAAACAGCGCAACCTGAGCGCCCGGATCCTCCAGGCCTCGCCGCTGCTCCGCTCGTCGTGCTGCCCCTGCGGCGCTCTCGTCTTGGTGGCACCACGGGCAGAGGGTCCTGAGGTTGCGCGGGTCGTACGGGTGGCCGCCCTCCGAAATCGGCACCACGTGGTCCACGTCCCACCAGTCGCGCCGCCGCTCCAACAGGTCGAAGGCCAGCCGGGTACCCGTCGCCCGGCCGAGCGCGGTCAGGAGCCGGCCCACGGCCGCGCAGGTCTCGTGCCCCGACCAGCGCATCCCGCCGCCGCGACGTCGCCAGAGCGCCAAGACGATCGCCCGGTAGCGCTGGCAGTCAAGGCCGCACAGGGCGCAGCGCTCGCGGTCGCGCTCCCGCAGGGCCTCGCGCTGGTGCTGCGGCTGGGTGGCCTGGTAGGCATCCACGCACCACTGGCTGCACCACGTGGAGCGCCGGGCCTCCGTGACCTTGCCGGCGCACCACGTGCACTCGCCCCGGCGGCCAGGACCGACGATCACACCCCGGCGACCACGGAGCACCACGCGGCCCGAGGGGCTGATCCGATCGCCGTCGCGGGGAACCGGCATGGCTTCACTCGCGCGTGCAGCCGCCCGCGTTGACGCATGCCGCGTAGGACTCGCAGGGCTTGCCGTCGGGGCACCGAGGCGCGGCTCCGCCCTGCCCACCCGAGGCCGTGACGTCAGCATAGATCTCATGCGGCCACCCCGTATAGCGCTTGGTCACCGCGCGCGATGTGACGATCGGCGGCGGGGCGTTGTGCAAACCGCGGAGCGCCTCAACGTGCGCGACGTCCAGGTCCGGCGTCGCCACGGTCAAGGCATCCAGGCGCTCCGCCGCCGCGTTGATCGCTGCGGCCGCGGCCTCCAGGCGTTCGGCCAGGGCCACGGTGTCCAGCGCTCCGCCCTGCCGCTCCAGCGTGGTGGCGATGTCGCGCAAGCGGAGGGCCGATCCTGGGGACGTGCTCGGGTAGGTCTCGATCGCGTCGGCGATCTCGCGCAGGGCCGCGATCGTGCTCGTGGAGTTCATTGCGACACACTAGCACGACCATCGCGCCGTCGCTACAGGTCGGCCTCGGGCCGGTACACGAGGCCGTGGGTCGTGCGCCACGTGTTGAAGCCGCTGGGCTCCGCGCCCTGGCCCGTCGTGTCGATCACGAAGAGCAGGCCGGGCGGCAGGTTGGGCAGGCGCGCGCGGTGGGGGCGAAAAACGTCGGCCTGCGCGACCAAGGCCTGGCCCTGGATCAGGAAGCGGCCGGCGCTGTCCAAGACGTCCACGGACCAACGGAAATCCCGGGCGTTCATCCACAGCCGCAGGCCGATCCTGACCCCGTCCAGCACGGTTGTGCCGATCAACGTGGCGGCGAACGGGTCGGCGCTCTGGAGGTCTTGGATCGGCAGATCGGCCACCCCGGGAGGCTAGACCGGTGCGCCGTACTGACGCGCCTGGGTCTCGCCGTAGACCCGTGCCACAACGCCGAACCACCAGGCCAGCACGTCGAAATCGGGGTAGTACAGGTATCCGTCGCGGTCGCCGATCCACAGGTGGCGAGCCTCCGCGGTCGGCTCCGTCGGAGGGTGGAACACAAAGCCGGACAACCGGGCCAGCAGCACATAGTGGGGATCGCCGCGGTCGGCGTTGGACCACCAGAAATCGAACAGGGCGATCTCGATCTTCATGCCATCGGTGGCCCAGGCCGCCACCGCGTTGCCGTGCGGGTCGCGTTGCTCCACCGTGTGGGCGTGCTGCCGGATCTGGGCCAGCGGGATCCCGGTGTCGCCCGCTTGCATGCGGTCCGTGTCGCCGCCGTCGCGGCTCAGGGTGTCGAGCCATGCGCCAAAGGTGCTCATGCTAGCAACGCTAGCACACCGCGGGCGGCGGGGCTAGGCCACCGGCAGCGTCACGCCCGTATCGACCGGGACGATGGTCGATGTCCCGGGCGTCAGGCTCCCCAAGTTCTGCGAGCCCAGCGAAAACGCAACCGCGGCGTCGGCCAGTACGGCCAGCTGGTCGACTGTCGCGATCTCGATCTCGCGCATGACCAGCGAGCACACCAGGGCGCGGCCCGTATCGGCGGTGCGGATCGTGCCAATGCGCTCGAACACCATCGACTGGTAGACGCGAAGTGTGGTCACGAAGTCGAACGGTACCCGCGTGTCCGCGATAGCCAGCAGCTGCTCGTAGAGCGCCCGCGCGCGTCCGGCCACCGACGGCGTGACCAGCCGATCCGTCATGTCGGCCAGCACGGCCTCGCAACTGAACGGGACGGCCAGGCGCTGGACGTGATCGGTCGTCCGGGCCCCGCCCTCGATCGGCGCCGACGTGACGGCGTACTGGATCCCGTGGTCCTCGCGGATCGTGCAGTCGAAGCTAAACGGCTCGGCCCCGCTGCCCTGGAGGAAGCCCAGGAAGCCGCCGGGCCAGATCGTGGGCCGGTCCTGGATGATGTCGATCGTCATGGGCTCAGGGCTCCTTCGCCGCGTTCGATGATCTTCCGGTAGTCGTCCGACAGGATCCGCCGAACCGCGGTGGTGAATACCTCGGCCGCGCCGTCGGGCGTCAGTGCGCCGCCGACTTGTTCCGGCACGTTCACCGTGATCGTGTTGTGCTGCGACTGGTCGATCGTCACGAAGCGCGCGCCGTCCGTCGCATGGCGGGCCGCGTCGGCTCCACCGATCTGGGTGAGCCGTCCGAACAGGGCCGCATCGGCGGATTGATTCGACAAGTCGACGCCCGTCTTGCCGGTCAGGACCGACGCGGCGGCCTGCCGAGCCACGACATCGCCGGCCCCTTCGTCCAACTGCTTGGCCGCCGCTACTAGAGCCGCACGGCGAGCCTTCGCCGTGGCACCGCTGGCCTCGGCCAGGGCCGTGATCTCGGCGCCCAGCCGCGCCTCGGCATCGCGGGTGTCAACGCCGGCCGTACCGCCCCCTCCGCCCTTGGCCTTGCGCCGATAGGCCTCCGCTCGCTTGCGGCGTTCCTTCGCTTCGCGCTCGCGCTCGCGCTTGGCCTTGGTTTGCTCCACGCGTTGCTGGTAGGCCACGTTCTCGGCTTCGAACGCTGCGTCCTCTCGCTCGATCGCCGCTGGCAGGTAGCGCTGCGCCTGCGCCCGTACGGCCGGTTCTTGCGTGACGTCGCGGGCAAGCTCGTCGAGCTTTCGAGCGGGCATCGACGGATCGACGTACGCATGATCGGCGATCCCCTGCGCACGACGGCGAGCGGCATTCTCGGCCTCCAGCGCACTGCTCCCTCGCGTGCTCGTCGTCGGCGTGTCGTCCAGGCCAAGGCCGGTCTGGATCTCGGCCACGATGGCCCGCGCGCCCTCCAGCCGGCCTACCATGGACTCGATCCACTCCACGGCTGTACCCAGCGCGGCCACCTGGGCTTCGATCACGGTCGTGACCGCGGAGATCACCGGCTCGGCCACCTCGTAGGCCGCGACCAGGCCATCCTCGATGGACTCCGCCAAGTGGCCGATCTCGGTCGACAGGTAGACCACGTCTTCGCCGAACTCGACGGCCCACGCGATCGCGTCCTGGCCCGTCTCCACCACGAGCTCCACGAAGGCCGGTAGGTCTTGCTCGATCAGCTCCTGATTCGAATCGAGCCATTCGGCCGTACCGCGAGCCAGATCGGTGAACACGGGAGCCAGGGCCGTTGCGGCCGTGTTGCTGGCCTGTTGCCATTCGGCGTCCAGCTCCTTCATGGCCCGCTTGGCTTCCTTGCCTTTGGCGATCGCCGATTCGTCCAGGACCAGCCCGAGCTCGTGGGCCTTGGCCACCATGGCATCTACGCCCGCGGCTCCCTTGCCCAGGTGGGGCAGCAAGGCGGCCCCTTCCTCGCCCAGCAACTCGAGCGCCACCTTGGTCCGCTCCGCGTCGCTGGGCAGGTCTTGCAGGGCATCGGCCAGGGTCCGAAACTGATCCGTCGCGCCCTTGCCCTCCAGGTCTTGCAGGCGCAACCCGAGCGCGCCAAGTGCCGTCTCGGCCGGGCCCGACCCGCGTAGCGCCAACTCGCCCAGGCCCTCGCGCAACTTCTCGAGCGCTTTGGGCACGCCCTCGCCCCCGATGATCGAAAGCTCCTGAAGCTCGGTCGTCGTGACGCCCAGGCGTCGGCTCCACCGATCGATCTCGGTCGTGGAGTCGGCAAAGTTCTCTACTAGGGCCTTGCCCATGTGAACCGCCGACTTGACCACGTCCACGGCCATGCCGGCGGCCTTGCTGGCCAGGTCGGACATGATGTTGCCCAGCGCGACAGCTCGCGCGCCGAAGCCGTCACTGGACGTCTTGGCCTGCTCCAGCCCCCGGTTGAACTGCTGAAGTCCCTTTTCGTCGACATCGAACGCAAGGCGCCCGACCTGTTGGGCGATGACGTCGCCGCCGCTCGCTCGCGACGACGATCCCCCCAGTCCTGGCCATTCCGGCATGGCGGGAGGCTACGGCCCTCGCCGGCCCAGCCGGTAGTGGATCGATCGCAGCGTCTGCCCCGTGTCGATCGCGTCCACGGACTGGATCCGGGCGCGCGTTGCCTGGGCCAGCCGCTCGCCCAGGGCGTGGAGCAGCGGCACGTGGGCGCGCCGGGCCGCGACGGCACGCGACACCGCGGCCGCACCCTCGCGCATCTCTTGGCGCATGGTGGCCTGGACGAAGCGGATCACCGGGCGCTCGGCCATCGTGGGCGTCCCGAACTCGATGAACCTCAAGACGTCGTTCGTCGTCACGCCCTTGGGCTTGCCGTCGTGGCCCGTGTGCTCGGGCGGCGGGCCCCCGGTGGGCGACATGGCCCCGAACTCGATCGTGGCGCCGTTCAGCGAACGCCACCCGCGGGTCACGTTCTGGAGGCCTGCGCGGTCAAGCGTGCTCGCGTACTTGACCAGGCGGGCCATGGTGGGAGGCTACCGGCGGCGCTGCTCTGTCTTCGGCGGCGCCGGCCCGCGTAGCCACGTCGTCAGGTCGATCTGGTGGTCCAGGCAGTCGTTCGCGTCCAGCACGGCGTCCATGGTCCAGTGGTCGCGGATCTCGGCCAGCGTCGCGACCTTCTCCACGGCGGCCAGACGCCACACCTCCCAGGCCTGGCCTACCCGCGGCGGCGCGTCTGGGGCGGCTCCCGGGTAGTGGGTGCGGCCCTCACCGGCGTGTACGGCTGGCCCTCCGATCCCCCATCGGTCTCGGTGGTCGGCGAAGCGGGGGACGTATCGGTCCAGTCGTCGACCAGCGAGGGGAGGATCCAGGCCTCGGCCGCAGCTCGGAGCAGTCGCAGGAGCACGACGCCCGAGCCCGCGCGCGCGGCCAGGGTCTGGAGGTCCTGCACGGTCAGCCACCCGTCGCGGCTCAGCGCGGGGCCGACCCACAGATCGACGGCGCCGACGAGCGCGAGCCGGTACCAGTCGGTGAGCTCCCGCGGATCCACGCGCTCCAAGGCGCTCAGGGCCTCCACGGCGAGCCGCGCCCGCATGTCCGGGTTGTCGAGCGCGAACCGCAGATCGATCGCGACCGGTCGGCCGTGCTCGTCCCGCTCGTACTCCTGCGGCCAGATCTCGCGACATGGCCCGTGCTCGGTCACGTGTTGGCAGAGCCACCGGCGGCCGTTGATCGCCTCCGCGGTCTCGTGCCCCTTGGGACACCGCGCGGGCTGGAGCCGCAGCACGGAGCCGCTCAGGATCTTGGTCAGCCAGTCGCCCAGCAGCGCGGTGACCATCACGATCACCTGCGAGGCTCGGAGCGGATCGGGCTCGCGCACGCGCCAGCGCTGGCCCTTGATCGTGACCTCGGCTTCTCGCCGGCCGGCCGTCAGCATGTCGTGCGGATTCATGCCGACATGCTAGCACGGCGGCGCTACACGGGCGCCAGCGGGGCCGGAGCCGCGCCGAGCCGTACGCCCACCATGCGCGTGGACTCGAAAGTCCATGTCACCGTCGTGGCGGCGTCGCTCATCTCGATCGGCGGCGTTCCGGTGATCAGCACGTTGCCGGTGTAGTTCGAGAGGCCGTATTTGATCGAGACCGGAAAGACGTACTTTGCCGGGCTGGCCTCCCAGAGCGCGAAGGCGTTTCCGAGGATCGTGTTGTCGTCGCTATTCGGGAGGCAAACCAGCGACATCGTGTAGCTCCGATCATCGTTGGTCACGTAGTAGCCCGCCGCGTCGACCCCGTTGACCGCCATGGCGCGCTGCCGCTTCGGCGTGAGCGTGAAGTAGGTGCCCGCCGCTCGACCCTGCAAGAGCGGCAAGCCGGCGAAAACAAAGAGGCATGTTGCGTGGTCGAAGATTGCGCCGTCGGCCATGGTCTACTCCCCACCCTGCGAAAGGGTGCCGATGATGCTCACGCGCTCCACCCTGCCGTGCGCCGTGCAGGCCCAGGTCACGCCGTCGTAGAGACGAGCCAGCGCGTCCTCGGCCGTCTGCTCGCTCGCGGGCGGCACGGTCACGACGATCGAGCCCTCGACGAGCGCGCCGCGTCCGGGCGGCCCCGTGCGCTCGGCCAGAGCTCCGCGGATCGCCGCCTCTACGGTGGCCTCGCCGCCCGTGTAGGGAACGTTTCCATTGCGCAGCCGCTCGTAGATCCGCACCGGGATCCGCAGGTTGAGGTCCATGATCAGCTGCACGATGTCCGCCGGGTCACCGCCCAGCGTTCGGCCGCCGCGCGTGCTGCTCGTCGGCGGCACCGTGGCGTCGTAGACCTCCAGCCAGGTGTAGCGCTTGCTGGCCAGCGTGGCCGTACTGGTCAACTGCGAGGCCGTGAGACCAGAGACGCTCGACAGTCCAACGTGCACCCAGCCGTAGTCACCGGGCAGGCCCGCGCCGCACACCTTGCCCACGAGCGCCCAGTCCACGAAGTCGTCATCATTGTCGTGGTACACGACAATGACATCCTCGAGGCCCAGGCCAGGCGTCCCGAGCAGCGAAGCCAGGTCCAGCGTGGAGCCGCCGTCCTGGGCCAGCGCGTCGTCGGTCTGGCACGCGAGCAGGCGCCGACGCGTCAGGGCGGCCAGCGTGGTCGCGGCCGTCGTGATCACGCCGTGGCTGCGGGTCGTCTCGAGCAGGAAGGTCCAGCGATCGTCCTGCGCGCTCCATGTCGCGATGTCCTCGCCGATCCCGTTGTTCGCCGTCGTGGTCGCGATCGTGATCCGGGTCAGGTTGCCGGTCGAGTGCGCAACGCTGCTGGTGAACGGCACGCCGGCCTCGTCGGCCGTCAGCGTGATCGTGTCGCCTACGCCGTCGGCCGCCGTGACGGGCAGCGAGGTGTCGGCGTTGACGAGCGCGACCAGCTCGGTCACGATCTGCGCGTTCGTGTTGCCCGTGCCGTCGGTCAGGAACGTCGAGCCGTTGATCGTGATCGTGTAGTCGCCGTCGGCCTGGGTGCCGAAGCTCACCGTTCGGACCATCGCCACCGGGGTCGAGCGGCGCGCCAGCAGGATCTCGTCGGGGGCGCTCTGCCGCCCGTCGGGCAGGCGCTGGCTGTGCATGTCCACCAGGGCTTCATAGAGGTCATCACCGGCCACCACACCCAGAGCCAGCAGGGCCGCGCTCCACGTGCTGGGCGAGAGGCTCACGACGTCCACGTCAGCGCCGTAGGCCGCATCCCAAGCCGTGTTCTGGTCGGTGTCCAGCACGGCGGCGCAGAGGGGGATCAGGAGCGACGGCAAGCCCAGCGGGGCGCTGCCGGTGACGATCGTCTGGGTGATGAGGTCGGAGATCGGCATTAGGGGGCCCCGTCGTCGCTGTCAAAGGCTAGCGGCCCCTGGTCGTCCACCTCGCCCGTCCCGGTCACGCGCTCCACCGGGGGCGTCGCGGTCGTGGCCGTCCAGCCGCAGAGCCAGACCACCGTGGCCGTGGCTCGCGTCTCCCATTCGGAGCCAGAGCGCACGCGACTCGTGTCCTGGACGTCGGAGCCGCGCAGGTACGACACGCCCACGGTCCGGAGCGGCACGGTGGCGACGCCCTCGCGCGCGCCCAGAGCTCGCTGTAGATGCTGGGCCGCTTCGTCGGCCAGCGCGCGCGCCGTGGGGTCGAGCCGGCTGCACACCGTGATCGAGGTCGTCCACTCACGATGCTCCGCGCGGCGTTCTAGCAGGTCATCGCCCGTGCCCTCGCGCGAGCGGCAGAGCCCACGACTGACGAGCGCGATCGTGTTGATCCGGGCCCACCGTTGGCGCTCGCGCGGGCCGTCGCGCTCGCCCAGGAACACGGCCTCGAATGGCGCGGGGTCGAGCGCCACGCCCTGGTCGTCCGCATTGAGCACAGCCAGGAGCCACGCCCGCACGGCGACGGCCTGGGTTGGCGACGGGACGATCACGGCCAGAGCCTATGCGGCTTGCGCGTGTGGCCGTGGGCGTGCTAGGTGTGTTGGAATGAGCACCGAGTATCGCGTCATCGCACAGCACGACCCGCACCCGCGAGAGCGCCGCGGGTGGATCGTCGCCCTTGTCGACCACGAAGGCAAGCGCCTCCAGGTCCTGACCCGCAACCGCTCGCGCAAGGAAGCGGAGGGCATGGTGGACGCGTGCGCCCTGGCCCTGGAGTGCGGCGCTCGATTGCTAGGCAACCTGACCTATGACCTTTCCCGCAAGCTGAGCTGCAAGGGGGGCGCATGAGCACCATCAAGGGCCCCGCGGCCGTCGTGCTGCTCACCCGGGGCGATCGCGTCCTGGGCCTCACCCGGGGGCCCCAGGCTTGGCACGACTGGCACCTGCCGGGCGGCAAGTGGGAGCGCCGGGACGGCTACCGTCGACCCGGACAGCGATGCTCGGCCGACGGTCGGCCGTGGCCCGGGCAAGGCGCGGGCACCGATCCGAACCTCTGCGCCACGGCGATCCGCGAGCTGTACGAGGAGACGCGGGTGCCGCTCGGTGTCCTGGATCTCGTGCCTTTCCTGACCTACACGACCCGCAGCGGGCGACCCGTCCATGCCTTCCGGGGCGAGGCTCCCGATTGGCTCCCGGAGCACCTAGGCCCCACGGCGGCAGGCCAGCCCGCCTGGGTTCCGCCCGGGATGCTCACCCAGCCGTGGTGCTCGTTCGGGCCGGAGTGCCGGATCGTCCTGGAAGCGGCCGGCCTGATTCGCCGCCGCTCGTGGGTGGGGCGACTCCTACGGCGATGGTGTCGCGCCTAGGGGTGCGCGATCATCGTGTGTCGATTACGGTTGACGGGCGGCCTCAATTCGACTAGCTTGATTCTTGTGAGCACCGCAACCCACCTTCCGACCACGACCACCGCCGCCCGCTACAGTCGCGTGGGCCACTTCACGGTCTACGCCGATGGCTCCGGCGCCCCCGGCCACCTGTTCTGCCAGGGGTTCCTGTTCGCTTTCGACTTCATCAAGGGCGAGGCGCGGACCTATGGCAAGAACGGCTCACGCCGCGTCCCCGCCAAGGTCCTGCGCATGGTGCACGCCGACGTGGATGCCCTCATGTCCGCCAACCTGACCGACGAGTGGCGCGCGCTGAACGTTGCCATGTACGCCGACTAGGCCCACTCCGGCCCCGCCCGCCCCGTACCTCGTAGGAGGACGGGGCTTGCGGCGTGTGAGCACCATGATCGGACCCCTTGCGCATTGCTGGATCGACAACCTGGCCACCGGCCGGATCCACGTCTGCCTGTTCCACCTCGCGCCGTTCCCCGGCGGAGTCACGGAGCCGCGCCGATGGAAGTCCAAGGGCCACCACACGACCGGAGCCGCCGACCAGGCGGAGGCCGACCAGCACCTGGCAACCTACCGCGGGCTCCTGGGCGTGACCGAGTCCGTAGACCTTGGCCGCGTACCATGGGACGGCGAAGGGGTGCCGGCCTTGGTCCTGGTGGGCTAGGGGTCCGGCCACGTCCGGGCCTCCAGCCGGGCCATTACGAACGACCGGAAGGCCACGACGCCGTCCGGCCCTACGTGCCGCGGCGCCGTGGCGATCACCGTGTACTCCACCTCGCCCACGAGCAGCGAGTCGGCCCGCGCTCGCCCCGTGTCCTCCAGGCGCAGATCCAGCGATGTCGTCCCGGCCCGGATCTCCGTGGTCTCGTATCCCTCGGGAGCTCGCTCCAGCGTGACGCCCGGCTCCGGCCAGTGGTGGGCCCGCCCCGGCGTGTCGGTGGGCGGCGGGTCGTTCTGAAGCCCTTCGTCGGTCGTGGTCGGCTCGCCATAGCGCCGGTGCGTGACCGGGGTGCTCATGCGCCGCGCCGTGGCGGCCAAATTGGGCGGGCCTAGGGGCATGCTGGGAGGCTATCTTCGTGGACGTGTCGCTTTTCGGTTGACCGACGACCGCCTACGTACTACATACCTATTCGTGAGCACCGCAACCGAGACCCTCACCGCCGCAATGACCATCGCCACCGAGGCGCGCGACCGCTTGGCCGCGATGCCTAAGGGCCAGACCGCTACGGACCCTGAGCTGCGCGCCCTTCGCTCGGCCATCCACGCCGAGACCAAGGCGCTCGCGCTGCGGATCCGCACCGAGATCGGACCTTTGCTTCGCGCGCTTCCAGAGGCCGTGCTCGCGGGTCTGGACTACGACGCCATTGAGGCCGAGTGGGCCACGGCCGCCGGCCCCTGCAAGGGCAAGGGTCTCTGCGAGATCCTGGCCTAGCGCGCCCCCCTCCACCCGCAAGGAACCACCATGACGACCGACGACATGACCCACGAAGCCCTGGCCCTGACCGCGACCGAGCACGCGACCGCTCGCCCCTCCCGGCCGATCCGGCCCTCGCCGCGGCTCGCCTGGCCGCCCGCAAGGCCGCGGCGGTCAAGCGCCGGGCCGCCGACGCCCGGACGATCCAGGGGCTCATGGACGCCTTGGCCAACCTAGACAACGCTCGCCGCCTGGCTGCCCAGCCCAGCCCCAACGCCTACCGGGCCGAGCGCGGTGAAACCCTCTTGGACTGGGCCGAGTGGCACCTGGCCAACGCCGGGGTCACGGGCAAGAAGCGCGCCGCCAAGGCCGTACGAATTGCCCTGGCCTGACCCCACACGGGAGCCGTCCGAGCGGCAACCCAAACGATGCGAGCCTGCGCGGCTCCCGTGTGAAACGCCGTTCTACGCGGTCCGGCTGGTTATCTTCGGCCTCGTGTCGCTTTTCGGTTGACCGTCGTACGATCGCGATGCTAAGTAAGTATTCATGAGCAACGCCACCGCGACCCGCCCCGCCCTGACCGCCGACTCTACCATCGCGCACGGCCTCGCCGCCGAGACCATCAAGAGCACCTGTAGCGTCGGCGCCCGGCTCCACGTCACGGCCAAGCGCCCCGGCGAGATCCTGCGCTTCCTCGCCGCTTGCGGCCTGGACTGCACGGTGGACCACGAGACCGAGACCACGAAGTCCTGGGCCGTGCGGGGGCAGGATGGCGGGTACATCGGCGGCGTGCTCACGGCCAAGAGCGTGCCCGATTACGCGCTCTTCACCATGGGGACCTGAACCACGCCCTCCCCGGCCCAACGGCTCGCCCTCACAAGGGGCGGGCCTTCGGGCGTGTGAGCACCAAGTTTCCCGTCCCTCCGCCTGGCCAGGTCTTCGGGTACACGCTCGCCGTTTCTCGCGGGAGCGAGCGATGGATCCTGACCCTGGAGCACGATCGGGCGGGGCGGTGGCGCATGGTGGGCCTGGACGCGCTGGCGGCTGCCCTGGGTCGCGATGCCGCCGATGCGTGGCTCCTGGACTTCTGGCATCATGCCGCCCTGGGGCGCCATGTGTGGGCCCTGGGGAACGGGGCGATCGACCCCCGAACGATGGCCGAGCCCTAGCGCAGGAAACGACGTTCTAACCGGCACAGCTGCCTATATTCGGCCTCGTGTCGTTTTTCGGTTGACGGTCGCTCGCGATAGTATTAGGTTACTATTCATGAGCAACGCCACCGCCACCGAGACCCTTGCCGCCACCATCGACCGCGAGACCTCGGCGCTCGAGACCCTCATCCGCTACAACGCCCGGACCCCCATCCTCGCGGCCCGCGAGCGCACCCCGGCCACGATCGCGGTGCGGATCAACTTCGTGTCCAACCTCCTTGTCCGCCTGGAGGGCGTGTCCTACGCGGCCGCCCGGGAGGAGCTGGAGCGGTGGGCCGACGGGGTCGCGTTCAACGAGCGCACCGCCCTGGTGCTCGCGGCCTAGGCCGTCCCTCCGGGGGCCCACCGGGCCCACGGACAAGAATCGACCGGGACGTGTCGATTTGCGGTTGCCGATCGGCCGTATCGTGCAAGACTACGATCATGAGCAACCGAGAAACCGCCCTCCTGAGCCGCTACACCACCGCGATCCTGGCCGCCAAAAACGACGCCGCGCTCCTGGTCATCGCCCGCAAGCTCAACCGCCTGAGCGTTTCCGACGAGTGCGACCGGGCCGTCCGCGCCAAGATCGACGACCAGCGCGCCTGGAACACGGCGCGGAGCCGCTACCTCCGGACCCTGGCCCCCGACGAGCCGCTTCCCACCCGCTCCGCCCTGGAGTCCTACCGGGCCGCCTAGGCCCCACGGGCGCAAGCCCTAGCCCCGCCCGGGAGACCGCGGCGGGGCTTAGGGCGTGTGAGCACCCCGCGTCCTACCTGCACCGCACCCGCCATGCCCACCGCTGCCGCCACGGCCGAGCTCTCCAGGTGCAACGCTCGGCTCCTGTCCTACCGCGGAGCCGACATCGACGCCCTGTGCGAAGCCCCGCACCCCAGTGCCTGCCAGGGCACCGACTGGCCCCCCATGACGGCCCTCCAGCGCTACGCCGAGGACCGCCGGCTCGGCCAGCGCGTGCCCCCGTCGGTCTCCACGTGGCGCCCCGAGGACGTGCGGCGCCAGCAAGAGGCCGATGCCCTTGCCCGCGCGCAGGCGACCGTGCAGTCGACCGTGGCTCCCGTGGCCCCAGGCCCGGCGTGCGAGGAGCGCGATCGGTGAAATCGTCCGGGCGTGTTGTTTTTCGGTTGACGGTAAGCCGGATATATGGAAGAATCCAACCCATGAGCAGCACCAAGACCAGCAAGACCTCGACCTACTCGACCTACTCGACCCGCGGCCCGGTACGCGGCTGCTGCGGCCACCGGCACCGGTCGCTGACCGCCGCGGCCGAGTGCGCCGCGGCGGACCAACGCGCTTGCGAGCGCACTGGGGGCTATAGCGATCGAGTCGCGCACCGAGCCGACGGGGCAGACCTCTCGGTGGCGGAGCACGACGAGTGGATGTACCTGTTCGATGCGCAGTTTGCGTGATCTTCGCTTGACCCACCCCGCCCGAAGTCCGCCCGTAACGCAGTCCCCAGGGCCGAGCGTGCGGGCTTCAGGCGTTGTGAGCAACACGTTTCGCGAACTCATCGCCGCCTCGCGCGGCAACACGATCAATACCCCCGAGGCGTTCCTGTCTGGGTCTGCCGACACGAAAGCCTATTTCACTCGCCGCGTGCGAGAGGATCGGCGACAGGCGCTGCTGGGGGCGCTTCTCGCAGTCGGCGAGCGCTGCAACCTCGACGGCGGCGAGCACCCCACCCGCGATCGTGACGCGCTCGCGTGGCGCCTGGAGAGGCGTCTCCTGCGTCGTGCAGCGGTCGCCCGTCTGGCCGCGCCGTCGGCTGACGACGTCGTAGCTCTGCTTGATGGCCGAGGGCCTGACGCCGGCCTGCTCCTGGCCAAGCGGTGAAAGCGGTGAAATCGACCATGAGCACCGACACCACGAGCGGATCTTTCCACGGTCACCTGTATGCGTACGACGGCAGGGCCCACATCCGGCCCGCCACGGAAGCCGACCGCCACGCCGCGCACCTGCCCACGTACGATCCCACCCGTAGCGGGCCCGGCATCGCGTCCCCGGTGTTCTACTCGGAGCACGACGGGCGCACCGTCGTATGGGATTCGCGTCCCGAGGCCTTCGATGTGCTGCCGGGCGGGCGAGCCCTCACGCCCAAGGAACACGCCGAGCGCGACGTGACGGCCGCCGCCGAGCTTCGCAGGCTCCAGACCTACGAGAAATAGACCGCACCCGCAAGGGCCCCAGCCCCGCACGGTTCTCCGTGACGGGGCTTTCGCGGTGTGAGCACCGACGACTCCCCCGACTCCCCGCCCACGGTCCAGGACCACTGGGACTACCTGGGCGCCCTGGCGCTCGCCGACGAGCCCGCCCCGCTGGCCGAGATCCTGCGCGCCGTCCAGGCGCTGGTCTGCGGGCATCATCTCGAGCGACTCGCCGCCGCGCCGGTGGTGCGACGTGGACGCCCCGGAGCGATCCAGGCCACGGCCACGGCCCTGGGCGTCACGCGGCCGCTAGTCCGCGCCGCTCGAGACCAGGGTCTGCCCCCATGGCTCCTGGGCCTGGAGGATCCGCCGCGCTCGGCCGAGGCCCTGAAGCCCCGCGGATCTCCGGCCCGAGGCCGCCGCGCTCGACCGAGGCACGATTTTGGTTGACGGCCGCACGGAAATAGTAGAGACACTGATCATGCCCGCCACCGAGACCC